ATGTCAAAGACTTTAGAGTAACAGTTTTTCATGATAGAGATAAACTCTAATCTTTCGTTAGTAGAATTAAGAGACTTATAAGTCTCATAAAGGTTTTGTTTAGTCATGTTATTTTCAAGTTTAGTTATATTCATAATGTTTCCTTTTTGTTAATATAAATATATAATACACGGATAACTCTTGAAAGTCAAGGTTTATTTGGTATTAATTGAAAATTAAAAGTGTTATTTTTCAATGGTTTAACAAGGGTGCGACAATCTTGACCAACTATGTTCTGGGTTTGTTCGCATATGAGATGGAGATTTTATGGGATTTTTAAGTAAATTATGGGAGAATTGGGGTAAAGGGTTAAACACACATTATCCTGCTGGACCCAATAAGACAATAAAAAAGAAAACAACTAAGAAAAAAGTAGTCAAGAAAAAAAAGAAGACTACTAAAAAAAAGGAAAAGTAAATGGGAACATGTAAAAATTGTGGACACGGCTGTCATTGTTCAAGTGGTGGTTCTTGTCAATCATGTGAATGTGCAAATTGTGAGCATGATGTATAATGGCTAAGGGTATTAATATAGTATCATATGCTAGAGGTCCAAAGAAAAGAACGTCTATTGGAGATAGTTCTAGATCAAGACCTAAGAATAAACATAAGAGAAGACAACACAAAAGAAGTGTAGGACAAGGGTAATGCCTGCTGTTACTAGAGTTGGATTAGATAGTCATGTAGGTCATGCAAGTCCTACTCCTAATCCTTTTCATCAAACAGCATATGCTACTGGTTCACCAGACGTTTTTACAAATGGTGCTAAAACTGTTCGTATAGGTGACACTACATCATGTGGTGATCCTGCAACAGGTGGTTCATCTACTGTATTTGTAAATGGTATAGGTGTACATAGAAAAGGTGACGGAACTGGTGGTCATGGGTCTTGGGTACCTAATTCATCAGCCTCAGGTTCTTCTAATGTTTTTGCAGGGTAACTTGATAAATAGTTAACATGGCAATAATTCAATCAGGATACTCAGACGCTTCTCGTACTAACGCAAGTAATAGATCAGTACGTTTATATAAAGATATCGCATTATCTTTTGAAAGGAATGCAGCAACTAAAGATGTAATCATCAAAAAAGATGTTGACGCAGTAAAACAATCTGTAAAAAATCTCATATTGACAAATCATTATGAGAGACCTTTTCATCCTGAAATAGGTTCTAGTGTGACGGCAATGTTGTTTGAACCTATGAATCCTATTATCGCTAATGTATTACAAAGAACAATCGCAGAATGTATAGAAAATTTTGAACCTCGTGCTAGACTTGTATCTGTTAATGCAAAAGCAATGTTAGATCAAAATGCCTATGAAGTTACAATTGCTTTTTACGTTGTTAATGTTCCCGGCGAATTAGTTACTATAACCACAATGTTAGAAAGAAGTAGATAATGGCAAAAAAATTATCAGTCACAGATTTAGACTTTGATACTATCAAAGGCAATTTAAAAAATTTTTTACGACAGCAAGATCAATTAACAGACTACGATTTTGATGGTTCAACTATGGCAACCTTGTTAGATGTTCTAGCATACAATACACATTACAATGCTGTGTATGCAAACGTTCTTGCTAATGAAATGTTTTTAGATAGTGCTGATTTACGAAACAGTATTGTCTCTCATGCCAAACATGTTGGATACACACCAAGAAGTGCAACAGCACCTGTAGCATATTTAAACATTACAGTTAATAATGCAACAGGTTCAACACTAACTGCTGCTCGAGGAACAACTTTTACAACATCCGTTGATAATGTTACTTACAATTATATTGTTAAAGACGCTACAACAATTACACCAACAGACGGTGTTTATACTTTTTCTAATTTACCTATCTACGAAGGAACATTGGTTAACAATACCTATACCGCAGATACAGCAAATGCTGATCAAAGATTTTTAATTAAAAATAATTTAGCAGATACAACCACGTTAAAAGTTACAGTACAAAATAGTTCAAGTGATACTACATCAAGTACATATACATTATCAACAGACTTAGCAGATATTACATCAACATCTAAAGTTTATTATCTTGAAGGTGCTGAAGATCAACAATATGAAATTAAGTTTGGAGATGGTATACTTGGTGCTGCGTTATCAACTGGTAACATTGTGACATTATCATATGTTGTTACAAATGCTGAAGAAAGTAATGGTGCAAGTTTATTTAGCTTGTCAGGAAACATTGGAGGCTTTACTAATATTTCTTTATCTACTGCTACCAATTCTGCCAACGGTGCTCAACCAGAAACACCAGATAGTATTCGTTTCAATGCACCAAGACAATATGCTGCACAAAATAGAGCAGTAACACCAAACGACTATAAGAGTAGAGTAAAATCAATTTATGCAAATGCAAAATCTGTTTCCGTTTGGGGAGGAGAAGATAATGCTACACCTTTTTATGGTAGAGTTTATATTTCAATTAAACCTGTTGCCGGTGCAACATTAACTGAAGCAAAAAAAACAGATATCATAAATCAATTAAAAGAATTTAATGTAGCAAGTATTACTCCAATCATAGAAGATCCAGAAACAACATCAGCACAATTAAATGTAAATGTTAAATATGACGCAAAGTCAACTACAAAAACAACTGACAGCATTAAGGCATTAATTACATCAGCAATAACAAGTTTTAACGTAAACAATTTACAAGAGTTTGATAGTATATTCAGACATTCTAAATTTATTGAAACAATAAACAAAGTTGATGATTCCATACTATCAAATATTACTACTGTTAAATTACACAAATCATTTACAGCTGTAACAACAGGTTCTACAACTTATACAATAGGTTTCAATAATGCTTTATATAATCCACATTCAGGACATAATGCAAGTGGTGGTGGTGTATTAACATCATCAGGATTTAAAATTAGTGGTGACGCTACCAACGAATATTTTTTAGATGAAGATGGTGCAGGTAATGTAAGATTGTATTATCTTGTTGGTACCACAAGAACATACTCAAACAGTTCTCAAGGTACAATCAATTATTCAACTGGTGTGATTACAATAAATTCTTTAAACATCACAAGCATTTCAAACGTAGATGGTGCTACATCAACTGCTGTTAGGTTAACTGTTATACCTAGTTCAGTGGATGTTATACCTGTAAGAAATCAAGTTTTAGAAATTGATGAAGCCAATACAACTGTTACTGTATCTGCTGATACATATGAAACAACATCAGGTATTGGTTATACATCAGCAACAAGTTATGCTTCGTAATCTATGGCAAAGTTTACAAAAAAATTAAGTCCTCTAGTAGGCAGGCAGTTTCCGCAACATATACAAGCGAACAATCCATTACTGGTTGAGTTCGTTAAACAGTATTATCGTTTTTTAGATTCAGCTCAGATTACACTATCTAGTGTAACAGCAAGTGATCAAATAATTTTAGAAACATCAACTGCTAGTAATATAAATTTTCTTTCATTAAATGCCACAGACGATAGTGGTAATAATGCTGATGATTATATTTTGGATGAAGAAGGTTCAATAGGTGAGTTTAGTAAAAACGAAATTATTACTGGACAGACCTCTGGTGAAACAGCAACAATACTTGCTGAAGATACGGACAATTTAAAATTATATATATCTGCAAATTCAAAGTTTGTAACAGGAGAGACAGTTACAGGTGGCACGTCAGGTGCTCAAGGTGTGATATCAAAGTATAGGGCAAACCCTAACGAAACTATATCACAACTCCTTGAGTATGCTGATGTGAATGATACCTTAGATGATTTCTTTATACAATTTAGAAATAGTTTTTTACAAACCATACCTAATGATTTAACAAGTGGTTTAAATAAAAGACAACTTACAAAAAATATTTTATCATTATATAAACGTAAAGGTACGAAGAAAGGTCATGAGATATTTTTCCGTGCATTGTTTAATGAGACACCTGACATTTATTATCCTACTGTGGATATGCTTCGTATTTCAGATGGTAATTTTGAAACACAAAAAATTTTAAAAGTAACTTTAGTATCACCCTCAAATGGTGATATGTCTAAACTTACTGGACAAGAAATTACACAAGCAAATATTGCTGGTAATACCGTTGTTAATCTTGCGAGTGCTGTTGTGGAATCTGCAACTGTAGCAAAAACAACTTTAGGTCTTGTACAGAAAGATGTTGCAACATTAGTATTAAATAAAAATTCTATTACTGGAACTTTTCAAAATAGTTTAGGTCATTCTATCATAGATGAAACAGATGGTGATGATATTATAGATGAAGATGGTAATAAAATTTTACAACAAACTTTTTCTACACTTACTGGTACTGCCAATGATGATGAAGATGTAACGATTACATGTAATATTGAAAGTGTTGCTGATGATGTTATTGTAGATACCACAGATAGAGGAAGATATTATTCAGTTGGTGAAACTGTTCCTGTTGATAATCAAAGTGGTGGTGTTGGTTTAACACCACAGATAGAAGATATATCATATGGTGATATAGAAAGTATTATTGTTGAAAGTGGTGGGTCAGGTTATGCAGTAGGTGACGCATTAACTGTTACAAACCCTACTCATGGTACAGGTCTTGCAGGTGAGGTTGCTGTTGTCAATGGTGGATTTACTTTAGAACAAGATAGTTTAGAAAATGGTGTTATTGCATTAGAAGAAAATATTAGTGAACAATTAGTTATGGAAGCTGCAACCAATTCAAGTTCAAATGATATAACAAAAATTAAAATTACAAATAAAGGTGGAGGTTATCTTTCACTACCAACTGTTGGTGTAACTTCAAGTTCTGGTTCAAGTGCTACTGTATTTCCTGTATCAAGTAATGTTGGTAATGTATTAGATGTAAGAGTTCTTGATCATGGTTTTAGATATGAACAAGGACCAACATTGAATCCTAAATTACACATGCAGGTTGATACACTATCAGGAACATTTACTATAGGTGAAACTGTGTCTGCAACAAATGAAGACAACATTCAATTAGAAAGTTTTGTTGAAAATGATTTTCCTTTATTGTTAGAAGATTTTAGAAGTTCTGTTTTTAGATTAGAAGATAATGATGGTGGAATAGAATTAGAAGATGATACTAGAGGTATAATAGAATTTGAAAATGAAGCAGAACCTGCTGTTCGTAGAGGAAATCAAATTAGTTTTATTAGGTCTGAATCAAATGAACGTTTTGTTGGTACAGAATTAATTAATTCAGATGAGGTAGATTATCTTATTGTTACACACAATGGTTCTACTGAAAGTAGATTACAAGATGAAACAACTAATACTGTATCAGCAACTATTGAAAGTTTCGATGGTGATACAAATATTTTATCAGTTACAGGATCAACAGGTACCTTTGATGATAAGGTTACAATTACTGGTGCAAGTTCAACTGAAACAGCAAGAGTAAGAAATGCTGATCAAGCAAGTATGTCAACTACTGCAGGAACTGTTATTGAAACTGACGGTGCATACACTGGAGTTAGAGGTCAAGTTTCTGAAACAACTAAAAAAATACAAGATAGTTTATACTATCAAGATTATTCATATGTTGTAAAAGTAGGTGAATCCATTACAGACTGGAGAGAGTATCTTAAGGCTTCTGTTCATCCTGCAGGTTTTTATGTTGCAGGTGAAGTTAGTATTGCTTCAAGACTTGATAATAAATTAAAATCAGGTAGAACAATTACAGCGGGTATTGAACAAGATGAGATTATAGAAGCATTTAGAATTATCTTTGGTGAGAAGGTAGGTAGACGATTAGGTACAACAACTGATGGTACATCATTAAGAGCAAGTCCTGCTTTAGGTATTGAAAGAGACGTTTCGTTTACTACTAACACTAGAGACGTTACTTTAAATCAAGATATTACTATACAAACAGGTGACGATAGAGAAACAAGTTTTAGAACAACCAATATAAATCAAGGGTTTGTCTATGCAGGTGCAAGAATGGACAGTATAGGTAAGTTTATCTTTGGTGCATTTAGTCATGTACCAGATAGATTTCTATTAGATGGAACAGATGGTTCATCTACAAACGCAGGCGATGATCTAGTATTAGAAGATGTATTATTTAATGGACAAATAAAACGAGAACCTGATAATAGAGATGGACAACTTACTATGGATTCAAATGCCGCTACTATTCCACGGATAAATAGTATAAGATTAACCGGTACAGGTGATACTTCACTTGACGGAGAGTTAAATCAAATAGGAGACTTTAATACGAGACTAGGTACAAGATATGCTATACCTGCTCAAATTAATACTACAAGATGATAGGTAGAACGTATAAATAGTTTCAGGAGATAACATGCCAGCGATAATAACAAAAGATTTTAGAGTACATAACGCCAGACAGTTTGAAGAAAGTTTTGGCGAGACTGCTGATAAGTATTACCTTGCAATAGGTAGACCTCAAGCATTCGCAAACGATCAAGCATTTAATGATGGAACAGACGCTTCACCACCTACACCAGTAGATGATGTGGGGCAAGTTGAATACTATGCATATGATGATTTCTTGTCAGCAAAAAAGATTGCTGATTCAGATGTATCACTAGCAATTCCTAGAAGAAACTGGGCAACTGGTACAGTTTACGATTATTATAGACACGACTACGGAGATATCAATAGTGCTGGCGCAACAATATCTGCTGATAGTGGTGCAACGTCTTTATATGACGCAACTTTTTATGTAATGAATAGTACCTTTGATGTATATAAATGTATTGATAATAATGGTGGAGCAAACTCAACAGTAGAACCATCAGGTAACAAATCAACAAGTGTATTCAGTACAGGTGATAGTTACAAATGGAAATACATGTATTCATTAACTGCTTCAGAACAAGCAAACTTTTTATCAACTGATTTTATGCATTTATCCACAGAGAGTTCAGACTTCTCAACAACTGGTGGTGCAATAGAACATGTTAAGATAACTGCTGGTGGCACAAGTGGTTCAAACGGAACATACACTGGTGTTGATATTCGTGGTGATGGCTCAAGTGGTAAAGCAACAGTAGTCGTATCATCAAACGCTGTAACAGCTGTAACAATTACAACTGCTGGTTCAGGATATACTTTTGCAAGTATTAAGGCAAGTGACTTTGGAAACGTATCAGGTTCTGATATTGATTTCATAATCTCACCTCCGGGTGGACACGCAAAAGATATAATCGCAGAGTTAGGTGGTTTCTTTGTAATGTTAAATGTAAACTTAACTCAAGCAGAAGGTTCTGGTGACTTTAATACTGCTAACGATTTTAGAAGAATTGCATTGTTAAGAAATCCAACAGACAGTACAACAGGTTCAGCAGCAACTGCTTCAACCTTAGACGCAACTAAGTCAATAACATTTAGTGGCACACCAGGGGCATTTCAAGCAGACGAAAAAATTACACAAGCAACATCTGGTGCTGTAGGTTTCGTTGTAGATTTTAATTCTACTACTAAAGTATTAAGATACATACAACCACAATTTGCTGATCAAGGTGTTGACGCTAATGGTAATGCAACAGCATTTACAAGCACACATACAGTTTCAGGCGCTACTTCAAGTGCAACAGGTACTCCTTCATCTCATGACGTTACACCAGAGTTAACACACGATACTGGTGATATATTGTATATTGAAAATAGAAAACCAATTACAAGAGCGACAGATCAAACGGAGAATATAAAGTTAATCGTAGAGTTTTAGGAGAGATAGATGGCAACAAATTTTAACGTCTCACCTTACTTTGATGATTTTTCTGAAGATAAGAATTTTCATAAAGTTTTATTCAGACCTGCTTTTGCTGTACAGGCAAGAGAGTTAACACAACTTCAATCCATATTACAAAACCAAGTTAAACGATTTGGTGACCATATGTTTAAAGATGGCGCTCAAGTTATTCCTGGTGAACTATCTTATACTAATAGATATCACTTTGCAAAACTTTCAGCGTTATCAACATCAACTGCAGCTGCTTTAATTGGTACAGTATTTACTGGTGGCACAAATAATGTTCAAGCGGAAGTTCTTAATGCAACTGAAGCTTCTACTACACAAGCTGCAACAATATATCTTAAATATACTAAAACAGCAACAACAGGTACAATAAACAGATTCGTTGCTGGAGAATCCTTAACAGGTGATAGTGGCGAAACTGCAACTGTGGGAACTGATAATGTTACTTTACCTATTGATTCAACAGCAATAGGTACTGGTTCTGCTATTAATGTTGAAGCAGGTATATATTACATAGATGGTTTCTTCGTAAAAAATTCAGCACAAACATTAATACTCGAACCTTATTTTGTTAATCCAAGCTTTAGGGTTGGTTGGACAGTAACAGAAACTTTTGTCACACCAGAAGCTGATACAACATTAACTGATAATGCAACTGGATCAACAAATATAAATGCACCTGGTGCTCACAGACATAAAATTGTATTAACACTTACCAAAAAAGAATTAGACGCCACAGATGATGATAATTTTGTAGAGTTAATGAAAATTGATAATGGTAACGTTTTAGAAAAAGTTATTAAAACAGATTATAATTTATTGGCAGATACACTTGCTCGTAGAACTTTTGACGAATCAGGAAACTATGTTGTACAGAATTTTGACATTGATATAAGAGAACACTATTTTAGTTCAGAGGCTTCTGAGGTAGCTAAATTTGGTCGTGGTATATATCGTGGTGATTCAATAAAATACGGAACAGTAGCAAATCCGTTATATGAAATTAATTACACAGAAGCTCAATCTAAAGCAAGATTGGCTGTAGGTATGGGTGTAGGTAAGGCATACGTTGGAGGATATGAATTAGAAACAATCGCTACAAAATATGTTACAGTAGATAAAGCTAGAGATTTTGAAACAGTAAACAATACTACTGTGGGTATGCAAATAGGTAACTTTGTTGATGTCACAAAAATTTATGGTCAACCTGATGTTGATACAATTTCTGGTTCAACTGAAGCATACAAAGAAGTAAGATTATATAAAGAAGCAACAGCAACAAGAGGTACACAAAATGCTGGTGCAGGTACAGACATACATGATATTGGTATAGCGCTTCCAAGATTTTTTGAATATAAATCTGGAACAGTTGGTGCTTCTGCTTCTAATACAAGTTCAGTTTACAAATTAGGTTTATTTAATATAAGCACATTTACACATTTAAGAACAAATAGCTCACACTCACTTACAACAGGAGAGATAGTAACTGGTGGCACATCAGGTGCAACAGGTATCGTTGAAAGTGTAAGTACCTCTGTATCAAAAACACTTTCTGCGGCAGCAAAAAGTTCTAGTGCATTAACAGTAACAACAAGTGCAACTCACGGATTATCAGTAGGACAAAGAGTAACCTTTACTGGTGTTGGTGGTATGACTAATATTAATGATACTACTTTCACAGTAGCAACTATAGCAAGTACAACACAATTTACAATCGCTGTAAATTCTTCATCATTTAGTTCATTTACTTCAGGTGGTACAGTATCAACTGGTATCGCTGTTGTTTCAAATACAAAAGGTACTTTTGCTGCAGGAGAAACTATTACAGGAGGAACATCAACTAATACTGCTGTTATTTCTGCTGACACAAATCAGTTCAAAAGTGTTCAAGCTTACGATTTTAAAAACACCAAACAAGTTTATCAAGCAGGCACACCAACATTTACTGCTGATACTGTATTAACATCTAATACAGTAGATGGCTTTGATGAATCACAAAAATTATTATCTGGTACAATGTCTATCGCTGAAACTGATACAGCTGTTGTTGGTTTAGGAACAAAATTTACAACGGAACTTATTGTTGGTGATACAATTGTATTTACAGATAACACAGGTGAAACACTAACAGGTGTTGTTGCTGCAATTATTAGTAATACAAGTTTAACACTAGCAACAGCAACTCTTTCTTTAGATGTAACAACATCATCACCAATAGAAAGACGAAGAACAAAATTACAAAACATAGATGAAAATACTTTAGTTTTTGATATGCCAGAAAGCACAGTCAAAACTTTAAAGACTGCTGATAATGACGCATTAACAGATACTACGTTTACTATAAGAAGACAGTTTGTGGCAACACTTACTGGTGATGGTATTGGTATATTTAATACTGGTGCAAACGAATCTTTTGATACTTTGGCGTCAGGTGATTATGCATTAATGCATATAACCGCAGGTTCATCAGCAGGTGCTGTTGGTGAAACAACTACATTATCTGGAAACAGTCATGAGGGTGCAACAATATTTACAAGAGGTTCAACAAATACACAGTTAACAATTGATTTAGGTTCTAACTATGGTGGTTCACAAGTTAAGTTAATAGCAACAATAACAAGATCAGTTGCTGGCGAAAAAGCAAAAACATTAAATTCAAGTTCTACTACAACAGTAGCAACAGCAGCATTAGCACAATCAAGTTCTATCTCTTTAGGTAAAGCTGATGTATCTGCATTGAATAGTGTCTTTATGGCACCAGATTTTAGTACAGCTGCAACAACAAGTCATGTGGATATTACAGATAGATTTAATTTAGATACTGGACAAAGAGATAACTTTTATGATATAGGTTCAATCAAAATAAAACCAGGTGCTCAAGCGCCAACTGGTCGATTACTTATTAATTTTGATTTCTTCTCACATGGTACTGGTGATTATTTTTCAGTAGATAGTTATTCTGGTATTGATTACGAAGATATACCATCATTCTTTTCACCAGTTAAAGAAAAAACAATACAATTAAGAGACGCTATTGATTTTAGACCTAGAGTTGCTGACGATAGTGATGTTGTAGGATTTAATTTAAAAGATACTATTGGTTCTAAAAACTTTGTCAACACAGGTTCTGTATCAGTAGATATTCCAAAACCAGGAACAAACTTTAGAGCAGACTTTGAATTTTTCTTATCAAGAATAGACGCAATTTATATAACAACAATGGGACAATTTAAACAGGCAAAAGGTTCACCTGCTGTTGATCCTCAACGACCTGATATAATTGATACTGCAATGTTACTTGCATATTTACGATTACCTGCTTATACATTTAATACTAGTGATGTAACAATCACACCTATTGATAATAGACGATATACTATGAGAGATATTGGTAAGTTAGAAAGTCGTATTAAAAATTTAGAATACTATACAAGTTTATCATTGTTAGAACAAGAAACATTAAATTTAGAAATAGTTGACGCTAATGGATTCAATAGATTTAAAAATGGTTTCTTAGTAGATACATTCAAGGGTCATAATGTTGGTGATACAACAAGTGCTGATTATCAATGTGCTATTGATTTAAAAGATGGTGTAGTAAGACCAAGATGTCACACAGATCAATTAGGTTTAACAGAGCTTGCAACAACTGATACTGTAAGAACATCAGCAGGTTATCAAAAAACTGGAGATTTAATTACATTACCTTACACAGAGGTTGAACACATATCTAATTTAGGTGCAACAACAACAACGAATATTAATCCGTTTGCTGTATTTAAATATTATGGTAACATGAAATTAACACCAGAGGTTGATGAATGGAAAGATACAAAAACTTCACCAGACTTAGTTGTTAATAATGATTTATTATACAATAATATTAAAGACATTCCTAATCCTTCACATAGAATAGGATCAACTTGGAATGAGTGGCAAAATAACTGGACAGGTACATTTGTAGAATCAACATCAAGTGGTAATCAAAAAACAACTACAAGTGGTAGAACAGGAACTGGTACAAGAACAGGTTTAAAAAGAGAATTAACTTCACAAGTAGTTAATCAATCTTTTGGTGAAAGGCTTGTTGATTTATCATACGTTCCATTTATTCGTGCCAAAACAATTACATTTACAGTTACAGGTTTAAAACCATTATCTAATCATTTTGCATATTTTGAAGAACAAGATGTTAATGCATATGTCACACCAACAGGTGGTTCACTTGGTGGTCAACTAGTAGCAGATGCTAATGGTTCTTTATCAGGAACTTTTGCAATACCTAAACCATCAGTAAGCGGTAATCCTAAATGGAGATGTGGTGAAAGAGTATTTAAAATTACAGATTCACAATCAAACTTTAGAACAGGTGAATATAATGAATCATTTGCTTCAGCAAAATACAGAGCACAAGGTTTATTAGTAACTGAACAAGAAACAGTTTATGCGACAAGAGTACCAGATGTTGTAGAAACAAAATTACTTGACGAAACTTCTTTAAGAGAAGTTACAGATTCAGTTACATATTATAGTGGTTCTGGTTCTAGTTCTAATCACAATCGTGGTGGAAATAATGATGAACCGTCAGATAGAGATAGAGACGGTATACCAGATTATGCTGATCCAGATCCTGATGATAGCAGAGTAAGAAATATGGCACAATTGAAAAATAGAGAAGAAGCTGCTAAAGTTCCACCGTGGGTAAGTTATGATACATCACCAAATACTGGTGCTCATAATAAAAATAGTGGTTGTTTCTTACCAGGTACTTTAGTAACTATGGCGGATGGTTCAACAAAACCAATAGAACAAATTGATTTACAAGATAATGTTGCTGTTGGTGGATTTGTATTTGCAACAGGTAAATTCTTAATAGATAATCTTTATGATTATAAAGGTATTAAGGTTGCAGGGTCACACATGGTTAACGAAGATGATAATTGGGTAAGAGTAGAAAATTCTAAACATGGTAAATCACTAGGTGATGATGACCATGTAGTTTATGTATTTGGTAGTCAAAATAGAAGAATAAAAATTGGTGATACATTGTTCACAGATTATTTTGAAGTAGATGGACAAAAAATGTTAGAAACAATGGGAGATAAATATTTTGATAATTGGGAAAAAAATGTACACATTGAAGGAACTGAGGAGTATTTAAATAATGAAAGCAAGACTATGGGACAGAGATAATGATTATGAAACATTGGTTAAATGGTGGAACGATTGGGAGTTTGGTATTGTGCCAAAAGATTGTTTACCTAAAGATGGAATTATAGTAGAAAATGATAATAAACCAATATGTTTTACAGGATTGTACTCAGACCCCACAACAAAATTTTGTATTATGGAGTGGACTGTGATTGATAAAAATATAAGTCACATTAAATCACACAAAGCTTTACAATTATGTATTGATAGTGTAATTGAAATGGCAAAAGAAAAAGGAAAAAAATTAATGTATACCGTTACTGCTAAAGAGGCTTTACATAAAAGATATGAAAAATATCATGGCTTTAAAAAAACAGAAAGTAATGTTACTACATTTATTAATGACTTAAACAATAATGTAAAAGACCTAGAGTGTTTTCAAGATGATGAACAATGGGATTTACAACACGGAGTAAATAAAGGAAACTAAGATGGCTATTGCACAAACATTTGTAAATAATACTGCTGAAGGGTGTTTTGTCACATCACTGGATTTGTACTTTAGTGCTAAAGATTCAATACAACCTATTACTATTGGAGTATTAGAAACATTTAGAAGTAGACCTGGTTCTAAAATAATACCATTTAGTGTAGTTACTAAAGCTGCTGCTGATGTTAATACATCAACTGACGCTTCATCAGCAACTACTTTTACATTTGATTCACCTGTATTTCTTAAAGGTGGTCAAACATATGCATTAACTCTTTTTTCAAACAGCACAAAATATGTCACATATATTTCTGAATTAGGACAAAATATTATAGGCACAACAAGACGAGTTTCAGAACAACCTGCTGTAGGTGCTTTATTTAAATCACAAAACATTGGAGGTCAACAAGAATCCCCTTTACAAGATTTAAAATTTTCATTAAAAAAAGCAAAGTTTACAAAATTTACTTCAGGAACAGTTACTTTTAATAATAGTGCTGTATCTGCTGATACTTTAGATAATAATCCTATTGAGGTAAATGCAACTGCAGGTTCTGGTACAGTATTTGGAGACAATCCAAAAATTATAAAAGTTAATCATGATAATCATGGTATGTCTGGTGATAAACCAGATAAAGTTACTATTGCAGGATTGGTAGATGGAACAGAATATAATGGTATTACTGGAAGTAATATTAATGGTACACACGATATTGGTAATGTTACTTTAGATAGTTATACAATTACTCTAGCGAGTGACACCGCAACATCAACAGGTAGTATTGGTGGTAGTGCTGTAACTGCTACGCAAAATGTCGCATTTGAAGTATTACAACCTCAGATTGGATATATGCACCCAGAAGACGCTACAGTAATACACAAAATTACAACAACATCTAAACGTTCTATTCATGGTGCAGAAACTTCATATACTGCTCAAACAGAAAAAGAAATTACACCAAATGATAATTTTTATTTCACAACACAACAACAAGTTGCTTCACCTATTAATGAAACAACAAATTTTGCTGGTAATAAAACATTAACTTATAAAATTGAAATGTCAACAGGAAATCAAAATACATCACCTGTTGTTGATACTGCAAGAACAAATTTAATTGCTATTACAAATAGACTTGATAATCCAAGTTCTTCAAACACTACAGGATTTCAAGCAGAAACAGAACCAACAGGTGGTAGTTCAAATTCAAAATATCTAACAAAAGAAATTTTACTAGACAATCCAGCAACAGCATTAGATGTAAGAATTAGTGCAAATAATTTTCCTACCTCTGCTATTAAAGTTCTTCATAAAATTAGACTTGTTGATGACAGTAGACCTTTTGATGAAATACCTTATGAATTTTTCAATACAACTGGTTTAGCAGACGATGGTGTCTTATTTTCAGAAAGTCGTTCACAAACACCTTACAGTCCAGATTATACTGTAAGTTATAGCGAACAAAAATTTACAGCAAGTGATTTAGGTGAGTTTACATCTTTTGCAATTAAGATTGTAATGACTGGTTCAAATCCAGCATACCCACCAAGAATAACAGACTTACGAGCAATCGCATTGGCAACATAATGAAAAGAACAGTAGAACAAAATAGAAGTTATGTTAAAGATACAAGAACACATGCTGTGGTTAATTCAGACAGAAGCGCTTATCTTCTTTATATGTCAAGAGTTAAATCAGCAAGACAAAGTGAAGATAATTTAAAATCTGCTGTAAGAGAAATAAATATATTAAAAACAGAATTAAAAGAAATAAAAGAATTAATACTTAAGGTAACAAATGGCAGTTAGAAACGTAGCAAGTACAGAAAGTTTAGAAACTTTTAGAACGACCTTTAACTCGTTAGGTACAGACGTAGGTGATCTATCATCTTTATCTACAACAGCAAAGGGTTCTATCATACTTGCGATCAATGAGATCAATACAAGTGTTACTGGTACTGGTTTTACTTTATCAGATGGTTCTACTTCTCAGACAATTGTAACAGGTAATACTTTAACAGTTACAGGTTCTACTGGTGTTAGTGCTGCTGTTAGTGCAACAGATACATTAACATTAACACTTGCAAGTGACATATCAACAAACGTATATGCTGATGTACTAGGTGCTCAACATAACGCTGATGGTTCAAATGCATACACAGAATTAGTTACAACTGTTGCAAGCAAAACAACTAATCACATATACCAAGGTACAGGATCAAGTAATGGATATAAAATAGATGGTATCGAGGCACCATTTATACAATTTGAACCTGGTAATACATACAGATTTAATCAAGCAGATGGTTCTAATAGTGGTCACCCAATAAGATTTTATTTAGACGCTGCAAAAAATACAATATACTCAACAGGTGTTACAACAAATGGTACACCAGGTAGTTCAGGTGCATACACACAGATTGTTGTATCAACAGCAACACCTCAAAGATTATATTATCAATGTTCTTCACATGCCCACATGGGTAATCTTGCAAGAACATCATCAACAAGTTTTGCTGATACAACAGGTTCTGCAATATTAACTATAACAGGTGGATCAATTACAGACAGTTCAGGAACAATTAATTTTAGTAATGAAAATCTAACAACAACTGGTACTATTGAAGCAGGTACCATCACGCAAGGTGGTGTTGGATTAGCGACAAATGCCTTCGCAATTGCTCAAGCGGTTGCGTTAGGATAAGTATAAATAGTAAAAAAGGATATAAAAGATGGCTAACGATTTTAAAAGATTTGCAGTAACAAATGTAAATACTTCTTCAGGTGCTTCTGCTAGTGCGGTTTATTCTGTACCTGCAGGTGCTGGTTCTTCAGCATTAGAAGCAATAGTTATCGGGATCACAATTGCAAATACATCAAATGCAGGTATAACTGCTAATGTGTTTTTAGATAATAGCGCAGGTTCAAATGATGTGCATATTGTTAAAAATGCAAGTATTCCAGCAGGTTCCTCATTAGAGGTAATGTCAGGAAACAAACTTGTTTTGCAAAACACAGGTTCCGCAGCAGATGTATTAAGAGTTTCAGCAAGCGCTTCTAATAGTGCTGACGCATTAGTTTCAGTATTAGAAGACGTATAGGATAAGTAAATAGGATAAGTAAATGGCATATTTAGGCGCACAACCAAATGAATTGTTTAGGGTATCACCTACTAAAGATACTTTTACAGGTGATGGTTCAACAGTTGCTTTTGATTTAGCAAATGCATGTCCTGCTGGGGGCGAATTTGCATTACAAGTATTTGTTGATAACGTAAGACAAGAACCCGGGTCAGGAAAAGCATTCACTTTAGGTGCAGATGGATCAGGTGATTTAAAAAGAATAACATTCACTGGTGCTCCAGATAGTTCAGCAGCAATATATTGTATTACTACTTTTAATAATGAAGCATTTGTCAACACAGATTTTAATGGTAATGAATTACTACTTGACGCTGATGGCGATACAAGTTTTACAGCAGACACAGACGATCAAATCGATATTAAAATTAATGGTGCTGATGATTTCAGATTTACTCCTAATACTTTTACAGTATTATCAGGTAGTGAAATTGTTAATCAAGGTGTTGCTACAGGATTTAATCCTCTATCATCACAATACACTACAAACAAATCACATGCAGGTGACGGTTCAACTACCGTGTTCGCACTAGGTGTAAGTAGTCGAGCAATAAATGATGTTTTAGTTTTTGTAAACGGTGTTTGTTTAGTTCCAACGGATGACTATACTATATCAGGAACAAATTTAACTTTTGCAACTGCTCCGGCAAGTAGTGCAGAAATAACTTTTAGGTTTTTACCAATACAATAGGATAGAAAATGGGTGCAATAACAAGAGGATTCGCAAACAACGTAACAACAGCAGGTAAGATATTGCAAACAGGAGTATCAGGTGGTGTTGGAAACACCATGGCTAATCAATGGAGAATAACAGCAGATTTTACTGGTGCAGGTAATCCAATAGCTTCAAATTGGGAATTAGCAGATACAGATGGATACGGAAGTTTAGGAAGTAACATGACACAATCCTCTGGTGTATTTACTTTTCCTTCAACAGGTATTTATTTTATAGAATTTACAGTATCAAATACTGCTGATAACATAGACGGTCAACTTCAAATTCAAGTTGAAACAACAGTTAATAATAGTTCTTATGGAGGTGCGTCTGAGCAAGTAGCAGGAATATCAAGAGCAAGTGACAGTAACACTTATAGTACATCTTTTATTTTTGATGTTACAAATGTTACTACACACAAATGTAGATTTGTTGTTGCAAGCACAAGTTCAGATACGACAACTCACGGACATAGTTCACAAAATGAAACACATGCCACATTTATAAGATTAGGAGACACATAGAATGCCAGTACCTAGACCTTCACACATTGAGGACGCATTAGTAAAATTACATTCTAACCAATGGTTTACATGGACAGATAGTAAAAATAAAATTTATGCTAACTTACGACTTTCAGATAAAATAGGAGTTGATGGAAGTATTGTAGATAATACAGTAACAGAATTACCAACTGAAACAGCAGTAAATACAAAATTAACACAATTACAATCAGCGTGGGACGCTGCAAACGGATAATATAAATGCCAAAAACACAAGTACCATCAGAAGGAATAACAGATAGTGCAATCACAACAGCAAAGATTGCCTCATGTGCTGTTATAGAAGCAAAAATAGCAGGTAATGCTGTTACAAGTGCTAAAATTACTGACGGTCAAGTAACTGCTGATGATTTAGCAAGTTCATTAAATTTAACTGGTAAAACAGTTACATTACCTCAAAGTGCTTTTTCAGTAGTAGATCAGAATATTGCTTTACTTGGTTTCAAGATGGCAGTTAATGATGGTCTCACAGTATTTAATTTAGTTGACGGTGTAGTAGATGAGTTCCATGATGAAAGTGGTGCTGATGAAGGTGAAGGATCTAACGATACTTACTGTTCATCAAATGACAACTACATCAATGGTACAGACGGTGCTTCTTTTGCAGCAGGTTTTTCAACAACACTTATATCAGAACCACAAACTTCAGCAGCAGCAACAACACCTTCCCCTGCGGCAGGTACTTCAGGAACATTTACAGTTCCAGCAAATGTAACCTCAGTTAATATAAGAGCATGGGGTGCAGGTGGTGGTGGTGGAAGGCCAGCTACATGTAGTGGAGGAGGAGGTGGTGGATACGCAGAGGGAACTCTTGCTGTTACTGCTTCACAAACTTTACATATTTCTGCCGGAAATGGTGGAGGATATTCACCAGGTGCTCCATGTGCTCCAGGAACGGAATCATTCTTTGGTGGAGGAGTTGGTACAGGTGGTGGCGCTTCAGGTGGCGGATTAGCAGCCGTTCTTGCAGAAAGTACAGAAACAACATTAGCCGCACCAGACGCTTATGTAGTCGCAGGTTCCGGTGGTGGTGGATTTTCTAATGCTCCAGGCGGAGGAGGTTGTAAATCAAAAGGTGGTGCAGGTGGAGGTCTTGTAGGATTTTCAGGTGGTCAAACAGCTGCATTTACACAAGAGGGTTCTTCACAAACTGCTGGCGCTGGTGAACAAACAACAGGTGGTGAAACAGGTGGCGGTGGTGAAAATGTCAATGGTTGTGGAAGTTTATTTAATGGTGGTAGTAGTATAGGAAACCATTCAGGTGGTGGTGGCGCAGGTTACTACGGCGGTGGTGGTGGAAACGATAATGACGCTGGAGGTGGTGGTTCATCATTCTATGGTCATCCACAAGTTACTTCAGGTGCTACATATGCAGGTGCAAGAAACGGTACAGCAGGTCAAGGACCAGGTAATGCAATGCCACTCATGACAGAAAGTGCAGGCGCAACAAACGATACAAACGCTATATCATATGCAGCAAATCCTATTACAGGCGGAACACCAGAATATGCAGCAAGTAATGTTATTGGTGAAGGTGGACATGATCCATCAGGAGGTAATGGTGGTGAAGATGGTTTTGTATTACTTACAGCAACAGCGGCTCCCGTAACAACATCAACAACAATAGTTTCAAATGCCTTTACGGCGTCAAGTGAACCTGCTTCAAGTCGTATTGTAGTATTTCAAGAAAATGTAGCAAGTGTAACACTTAATACAGATATCATTGCAAGTATATCAAGAGATGGTTCTAATTTTACAAATGTTACATTAGCAGATAGTGGTTATGTGACTGGGTCATCAGGACAAAGAATTTTAACAGGTACAGCAACAATATCAGGTCAACCTAGTGGTACATCAATGAGATGGAAACTAGCATTGGCAAACAATCAAATGAAAATACACGGTGTATCTTTACAATGGAAGTAGATAAATAGTAGTATGGCATATATAGGAAGACAACCATCATACGGAAGTCATGAAAGACAAGACATTACAGGTGATGGATCAACAACGACATTTAATTTAACATATACTATAGGCTCAACTGCCTCAGTATTAGTATCACAAGCAGCAGTTGTTCAACAACCTGGAAGTGGTTATACTATCACGAATGGCGGTACACAAATAGTTTTTGCAAGTGCTCCTGCTTCAGGTGAAACTACATTTATTATATTCTTAGGTGTTGCTCAAGATGTTGGTACAATTGGATCAGGTGCAATTACAGGTCAAACTGATTTAAGTTCCGCAGCGGATGACGCTGATACAGTTTTAATATTTGATAGTAGTGCTTCATCATTAAAAGAAATTACAGTACCTAACTTACTTTCAAACAAAGTTGCTGCTTCTAAATATGTAACAAGATCAATGACAGGTGACGGCTCTACTACAACATTAACAATTACAACAGGTCATAATGTTAATTCATTAATTGTAACAGAGAACGGAGTTGTTCAACGTCCTACAACAGATTATACAGTTTCAGGTACAACATTAACTTTCGGGACAGCGCCAGCAAGTGGCGTTGCTGTTAGAGCTAAAGAATTATTAATTTAATGACACAATTTTTAACAACAGATAACACAGATAATACTCAAATTGCAAATTCGCAAGACGTATCATTATTAGGTTTCAAAATGGCAGTCAACGAAGGTTTGACTGTATTTAATTTAGTTGATGGTATCGTAGATGAATTTCATGATGAATCAGGTACAGATGAAGGCGAAGGATCTAACGATCTATATTGTGCTTCAAGTGATAACTATTTAAATCAAACAAGCCCAGTAGCATTCTCAGCAGGTTTTGCTATTGGTTCAAGAACAGAAGCAGACACATCAACAACACACTCTAACCCATCAACAAACCAAGGTGCATTTGGTACATTTACTGTACCAGAAGCCGTATCATCAATTGATATTAAACTTTGGGGTGCAGGTGGTGGTGCTAATGGTAATCCAGGTTACTCTTACTTTGGTAAAGGTGGTGGTGGTGGATTTGCTGAAGGTACTTTAGCAGTTTCCGCGGATTCAGCATTACTAGTAGGTATAGGAGAGTTTGGTGCAGGTGGTGATCCAGGATCACATCCAGGTGTACCATTAGGAAATGGTGGTGGTTGTAGAGAAGGTGGTGATCACGGCGCACAAGGTGGTGGATTTACTGCCGTATTACAAGCAGGTATTACAGCACCTCAGATACAAATTAGTTCAAGTAAATATACATATAGTTCAGGTTCTCCACAAGAAAAATCAAATACAGCACCTCACATAGCAGTTCTCGCTGCAGGCGGAGGTGGTGGTGGTCACTCTAACGAAAGTCCAAATGGTGGTTCAGGACCAGGTATCCAAGGTGGTGCCGGTGGTGGACTAGTAGGACAATCAGGAGTTAATGGTTCAGTCACTACAAATGGTGGTCCAGTAGGTCCAGGTAATGAAGGATACGGTGCTGGCGGTGGCGATCAAGAACAAGGTGGTCAAGGTGTAGATAGTACATACAATGGCGCAATATTAAATGGCGGTCAATCAAGTTCAGAATCCGGTGCTGGTGGTGGAGGTTACTACGGCGGCGGTGCAGGTAATGGTTCAGGTGGAGTTTATGGTGGAGGTGGCGGAGGTTCATCTTATTATGGACACCCACAAGTAACATCAGGTTCAACAGAAGCAGGTGCTTTATGTGAAGGTGGTGGTGTCGCTGATGGCGGTTATGTTGCAAGTACAAATGAAGGTGGTGCAACTGCTCGAGCAAATGGTGAAGAAGGATATGCTTTAATTACAGCAACAGGACCAGGATCAACAGCTTCAACAACAATAGTTTCAAATGCTTTTACAGCAGGTAGTGCTCCTACAACAAGTAGAATAGTCGTATTTCAAGAGAATAGTGTAACATTAAACACAGACATTGTTGCTAGTATATCTAGAAACGGTGGATCTAACTTTACTAACGTTACGTTATCAGATAGTGGTTATGTCACAGGTGCAAGCGGACAAAGAATATTAACTGGATCTGTTGATATATCAGGTCAACCAAGTGGTACAGCAATGAGATGGAAACTGGCGCTTGCTAATAATGTTAGTAAAATTCATGGCGTGTCACTACAATGGAAATAGATTATGACACAAAAAATAGATTTAGATAATTTTAGCGCTGGAGAAGTAGGTAAACAAATCAACGTAGGTCTTCTTGGTTTCAAGATGGCCGTTAACGATTCCTTAACAGTTTTTAATTTAGTAGATGGTGTAGTAGATGAGTTTCATGACGAATCCGGTACTGACGAAGGAGAAGGAACTAACGACAATTATGTTGCCGCTAGTGATATCTATTTAAACTCGACAACACCAGACGGTTCAGCCGTACCATATTCTGCTGGGTTTACAATGACCACAGTATCAGAAGCAGATACATCAACAGCAGGTGCAAACCCACAACACGGAACAACACCAAGTATAGAATTAGGAACATTTACAGTACCAACAGGTATGACCTCTGCTAGTATATCAGTATGGGGTGCAGGTGGTAACGGACAAGGACAAGGTCCACTAGGTAGAGATTATCGTAATGGTGGAGGTGGCGGTTACGCTGAAGGTACTTTGGCAGTTACAGCAAGTCAAACATTAAAAGTAATTGCAGGAGAAGGTGGCGGTGTCACAGGAGAATCCGGTGGTGGCGGAGGCGGTGATGGAGGTCCAGGTGGACCAGATCCCGGCGGTGCTGGTGGTGGAGGTGGCGGTGTTGCCGGTGTCTTTGCAACTGGTGTTGAAGCATTTCCTCAAATGGATTCTGGTCCTGAAGCATATGTAATTGCAGGTTCAGGTGGAGGAGCAGCAGACTTACCTCAATCAGGTGGTTTCTATAACAAAGGTAATCCTATTGGTTGTTTCAACGTAGGTAAAATAGGATGTAGTGGTGGAGGCGGAGGCGGTGGTCTCATAGGATTTATTCATGATCCAGAAAGTGCTTCACCAGCAGGAACAGTAAGACATATTGCAAGTCAATCAGGTGCCGGTGGTGTACTAGCAGGTCACGGTGGCGGTGGTGGTCAAACATCAGGCGGTCAAGGTGCCCCTCAAGGAACACACCCAAATAATAAAGGTGGTTCAGGTCAAACCGGTGCTCAATTTCAAGGCGGTAACGCAGCAACAGGATGTGCTCCAGAACCATATACCAATAAAGGCGGCGGAGGCGGCGGAGGTTGGTATGGTGGTGGCGGTGGTTCATCAGGATTTAGAGAAGGCGGAGAAACAGGTCACGCAGGTGGTGGAGGTGGAGGTAGTTCATACTACGGTCATCCTCAAATTACATCAGGTGCAACATGTGCTGCTGGTGACGCTGAAAGTAGTGGTGAAAGTGCCGGTGTTTCTAAAACAGGTTATTCACCTCAAACAGGAGAAGGTGGTGGAGTTAATCCAGAATATTCTGCTCCTCCAGGTTCAGGTGCCGGTGGTGCTCCTACTCCAAATTCAGGTAGAGGAGAAGATGGTTTCGTTCTTATTACAGGAACAGCAGCTGCACAAGCAACATCTACAACAATAGTTTCAAATGCCTTTACAGCAGGTTCAGCGCCAAGTACAAGTCGTATTGTAGTATTTCAAGAGAACGTAGATACACCTACATTAAATACTGATATTATAGCAAGTGTTTCTAGAAACGGTGGATCTAATTTTACAAATGTTACATTATCAGACGAAGGATATATTACAGGATCTAGTGGTCAAAGAATTTTGACTGGAACAGTATCAATTGCAGGTCAACCATCAGGTACATCAATGAGATGGAAACTGGCATTAGCAAACAATCAAAGTAAAATTCATGGTGTGTCGCTTAGTTGGGCATAAATATAAATAGTATTACAAGGAGAGATTATAATGCCAGTAAAGAGTTTAAAAACAGAAATCATAGACAAAAGACCAAACGCAAAACCTCAAGCAAATGCTAAGATTAAAAATGTAGATGGTTCAACATTTACAGATTTAACCTCTTCAGCATATGACGTTACTAGTGAAAGTAATGCTGCAACACAAAAAGTTAATGCAGCAACAGGTTACTTTGGAACAAAAGTAAGCGAAGGATAATATAATGGCACTTTCGAAGATAAAAACAGGCGGAATAACAGATAGTTCTGTTACAAGTGCAAAAATTACAGATGGCACAATTGTAAATGCAGACGTTGCTTCGAATGCTGGTATTGCTTCTACTAAAATTTCTGGTGCCGTTACAACAACAGAAGCAGGTGCAATGGAACAAAACATTGCTTTATTAGGTTTCAAGATGGCCGTAAATGACGGTCTTACAGTTTTCAATTTAGTTGATGGAGTAGTTGACGAGTTTCATGATGAAAGTGGTGCTGACGAAGGCGAAGGATCTAACGATCTATATTGTGCTTCAAATGATTATTACATAAATTCAACAACACCAACAGGTGCCTCAATTACTGCTTCAGCAGGATTTACAACAACAGCAGTAACAGAAGGTGATACATCAACAGCAGGAACAAATCCAGCTTATGGTGCAGGTGGTTTTGGTACATTTACAGTACCAAGTGGTGCAAGTTCTGTGGCAATTCAAGCATGGGGCGCAGCTGGTGGTTCATCAATGCACCCACAAGGAACTGCTTTTGACGGCGGAGGTGGCGGTTACGCTGAAGGTACTCTTGCTGTTACAGGTAGTCAAGTATTTGATGTCGTTGTAGGTGAAGGTGGATTTGGTCAAAGATTCCACGATACATCTTCCAAAGCTGCAAGTTTAGGTGGTGGCGGAAATACATTTGGTACTAACGCACCAGAACCAGACGGACATCACGGTGGTGGTGGAGGTCTATCAGGTTTATTCAACGTTGCAACAGCAGAAATGTCACAACCTAAAATGGCAAGTTGTCAACCAGAAAAAGGAACATATCCAAGTTCAGGAGTAACAGTAGTTGCTGGTGGAGGTGGAGGTTCAGGAAACAGTTATAGAAGAAATACATGCGAAGGTGGTCACGGCGGAGGCGGTGGCGGTCTTGTAGGTTCAGTTGGTGGAGGCGTTGTAGCACAAACAAACAACGAAGGACCAGGTGGCGGACAAGCCAATCACGGACATGGTGGTGGTGGCGATCAAGAACAAGGTGGTCAAGGTGGAACAAATCATCCACAAGCTGGAGAAACAGGCGGATTCTTATATGGTGGTGCTGCTCACAGAGCGGGTGGAACAACACCAGCAAGTGATGACACTCCTGCATATTCAGGTTCAGGTGCTGGTGGATTCTACGGCGGTGGCGGAGGTTCTGCTTGTGCTCCTGCATATAATGATTTACCAGCAGGTGATTCCGGTGCTGGTGGCGGTGGTTCATCTTATTATGGACATCCACAAATTACATCAGGTTCAACAGAAGCAGCATTTCAAGGGTGTACACCAATATGTGCTGTAGGTACAAGTGGTGGTGCAACACAACCAGGTTATGTTTCAAATGTTGGAAGTGCTAAGGTTGTTGCAGGTATACCACAATATGGTACATGTGCAGGTTCACATTCAGGTTATGATGGTTATATGTTATTAACAATTAATAATCCTGCTAGTACAACAAGTACAACAATAGTTTCAAATGCTTTTGCAGCAGGTACAGCGCCTACAACTAGTAGAATAGTCGTATTCCAAGAAAACGTAGCGTCACCAACATTAAATACAGATATCATAGCAAGCGTTTCAAGAAATGGAGGTTCCAATTTTACCAATATCACATTATCAGATAGTGGTTATGTGACAGGTACGAGTGGTCAAAGAATTTTAACAGGTACAGCAACAATTAGTGGACAACCAAGTGGAACAAGTATGAGATGGAAATTAGCATTAGCAAATAATGCTGTCAAAATTCATGGTGTTTCCTTACAATGGAAATAACACATGGAAAAAACAAAGTTAACAACAGATTCTTTTGAAGACGGAGAAGTAAAATCAGCAGACATTAATAACGCTAATGTCACAACAGCCAAACTTGCTACTAACTCTGTATCTACAGGTAAGATTTCTAATGGTGTTGTAACGGCTGATGATCTTGCTTCTACATTAGACTTATCAAGTAAAACAGTTACACTCGCTAATTCTTCATTCAATACAATAAATTACAACGTTGCTCTTCTTGGTTTCAAGATGGCCGTTCAAGAAAATTTAACAATCTTTAATTTAGTTGATGGTGTAGTAGATGAATTTCAAGACGAAAGTGGCACAGACGAAGGTGAAGGATCAAATGATACCTATTGTGGTACAAATGATAACTATGTAAATGCAACACCTGCTGCTATATCTGCTGGATTTAGCACAACAGCAGTAACAGAAGGAGACACTTCAACAACAGGTACAAATCCTAGTTATGGTAGTGGAGCAATGGGAACATTTACAGTTCCTGGTGGTATGACTGCTGCTAATATATCAGTATGGGGTGCGGCCGGTACAGACTATGGTGGTGCTGGAGGTGGTGGTTTTGCTGAAGGTACTCTTGCCGTTACAGCAACTCAAACACTTAAAGTTGTCGCAGGCGAAGGTGGTCATAAGGAATCACAAATAAACGGACGTGCTTTTTTAAACGGTGGTAAATCAGGAGGTAGTACCTCACCTTTACAAGGTCTTTATGGATCAGGTGGTGGTCTTGCTGGTGTATTTGCAACTGATTTAGTTCCTTTATCTGCTCCTCAGTATTCTGCTCCACAAGCATATGTGATTGCAGGTTCAGGTGGCGCAGGTGGATATTCAAATGGTGGTGACGGAGGTGCTGGTGGCGGTACAACAGGTGACGCTGGTGGTACTACAACTGAACAAACAAACAATTCTCCTGGCGGAGGTTCACCTGGACAAGAAGCAGGTGGCGGCGGTGGCGATCAAGAACAAGGTGGTCAAGGCGGAGTTGCTCCTCCTACTCCTGCTGGGCAAACTGGAAGTTTATTCGCTGGTGGATTTGGTGCTGTAGGCGGCGCTGCTCCAGGCGGAGGCGGTGCAGGTTTTTATGGCGGAGGCGGTGGTTCAGGTAATGGACCAGGAACAGGACCTTATGGTGCTGGTGGAGGTGGTTCATCTTATTATGCACACCCACAAATAACATCAGGTTCTACGGAAGAAGGTACTGCTGATGAAAGTGGCGGAACAGGTAATCCTTTATATGTAGCTGGAACAGGTGAAGGTGCTGCTCAAGGTTCTGGTGAAGGTGAAGCAAGTGAAGATGGATATGTATTCATTACAGGAACAAAAACAGTAGCACAATCTACAACAATAATTTCAAATGCATTTACAGCAGGTAGTGCTCCTACAACAAGTAGAATAGTTGTATTTAAAGAAGACGTTGATAGTGCAACACTAAATACAGATATCATAGCAAGCGTTTCAAGAAACGGTGGTTCTAATTTTTCAAATGTTACTCTTGTTGATGAAGGATATGTTACAGGATCAAGTGGTCAAAGAGTATTAGCAGGATTAGTAGATATATCAGGTCAACCAAGTGGGACAAGTATGAGATGGAAATTAGCACTAGCAAACAATCAAAGTAAAATTCATGGAGTAGCATTAAGCTGGGGATAATATGGCATTAAGTAAAATAAATTTAGGAAGAGCAGCAGAAGACGGCGCAATTACAAGTGCAAAAATTGCTAGTGATGTTACAAATAATGATATGAATAACTCGGCTGCAATAGATGTTTCTAAAACAAATCTAATGTCTTCAACACAAAAAACAACAATAGAACAAAATATTGCTTTACTTGGTTTCAAGATGGCAGTACAAGAAAGTTTAACAGTATTCAATTTAGTTGATGGTGTGGTAGATGAGTTTCATAGTGAAGATGGAACAGACGAAGGTGAAGGATCAAATGATACCTATTGTGGTACAAATGATAACTACATCAATACAACACCTGCTACAGTTTCAATTTCAGCAGGATTTGGAACAACATCAATTACAGAACCAGACACATCAACAGCAGGTACAAATCCATATGGTAATGGTTATTATAGAACAGGACCTATTCCATCAGTACAAGCAACATGTGCTACTAAGAGAAAAGGTAGTGCTGCAACTTTTGGTGTATTTACTGTACCAACAGGTATGACAAGTGCAAACATTCAAGTATGGGGTGCTGGCGGAGGTTCAACACACAGACCATGTAGTTCAGGAGGCGGAGGCGGTTACTCCGAAGGTGCTCTTGCTGTTACAGCAACTCAAACATTACAAGTAAGCGCAGGTGAAGGTGGTTATTCTGGATATGCTAGTCCATCTCCTGGTCCTGATGGTATAGGATCAAACAATGGTGGTTTCATTTCTTTCTTCGGAGGCGGAGAAGGAGGTGGTGGTACAGGTGCCGGAGGCGGTGGTCTTGCCGGAGTATTAAGTGTAACAGATGACGCATTAGATACAGCACCAGAAGCTTATATAGTCGCAGGTGCCGGTGGCGGTGGTGGTTACGGAGGTGGAGCACAATCCCCTTTACCTGCCATTGGAAGTACAGCAGGTGCAGGAGGCGGATTAATAGGACAAGCCGGTGCAGGTGCTGGTACTCAAAATAGTGAAAATGTTTATGCAGGTGGTGGAGGTTCACAAACTGCTGGCGGTATAGGTGGTGATTTAAATAATCCAAATATTAGTAATGCACCTCAAGCAGACGCCAGAGGTCATAATGCACCATCAAATACAGGATCGCCTTATGCAAATAGATCAGGTGGTTTATTTTTTGGAGGAGAAGGACACAGTCATTCAGGTGGTGGTGGCGGAGGTTACTACGGTGGAGGCGGTGGCGGATTTGGTGGCACAGGTTCACCAGTTACTATTGTTGACGCAGGTGGTGGCGGAGGTTCATCTTATCATGCACATCCACAAATTACTTCAGGTTCAACAGAAGCAGGAGCAAATGTAGCAGGTGGCGGTACAACACAACCCGGTTATGTTGCAGGCACAAATGAAACAGCAAGTTCACCTAATGGTCCTGCCGTACCAGCCGAAGATGGATTTGTATTGATTACAGGTACAGCAACAACTCAAAATACGTCTTCAACAACAATTGTATCTAACGCATTTACAGCAAGTTCTGCTCCTAGTACATCTAGAATAGTTGTATTTCAGGAAAATAGTGTAACGTTAAATACAGATATCATAGCCAGTGTATCTAGAAATGGTGGATCAAACTTCACAAATATTACTTTAACAGACGAAGGTTATGTTACAGGTTCTAGTGGACAAAGAATATTATCAGGTGTTGCAACTATTTCAGGTCAACCTAGTGGTACATCAATGAGATGGAAACTGGCATTAGCAAACAATCAAAGTAAAATACATGGCGTCTCATTAAGTTGGGCTTAAAAAGTTTTATATATAGTACACTATGTAAATATACTCATTGAGAGTGTAACAGTAGAAGGAGTTATAATGAATACAGTACCTTTAGAATTAAACAGACACGATTTATTTCCGTGTTCTATATACAGAGGAAACGACACACAATGGTTGTCTTTAGATAAACATGTTGATCCTATTATAGATAGATTAAAAAAAGAAAATCAAAAAAAACTTAAAGATGGTACGATAGATCAGTTACCTAATTCATATCATAGTCATAATCTTTGGAAAGAAAAACCTTTTAAACCTTTTGTTGAATTTGTTATGCAACAAATGTGGAATGTTTTATCGTGGCAAGGATATAAATTAGAAGGTAAAATGCCTTTATTACAAGAGTGTTGGGTACAAGAATTTCCTGAAGAAGGTGGTTTTCATGATATACACATTCACGGTAATAATCACATGAGTGGTTTTTACTTTTTACAATGTAGTGAAAAAACATCTAAACCTTCATTTCATGATCCACGACCAGGTAAGATAATGACAGATTTGGATTCTAAAGATCCAAAAAAAATTACTCATGCCTCTACTCAAATACATTATCCTGTTAGACCAGGAGATTTTATATTTTTTAATTCTTATATGCCACATGCATATTCACATTTTGCTGGTCTGAATAACGAAAAATTTAGATTTGTACATTTTAATATGGCAGCGGTAATGGATCCAAAAATTGTTCAAAACGTAACGGAAGATAAAGGAAAGTAAAAATGGGATTTGATTTCAAAAAATATATTCCACTAAATTGGAAAACAAAAATGCCTACAGATTGGGAATGGGAAGTTCACAATTTAAATGCATATAAAGATAAAAAAGAAGCTTTTGCTAAAGGTGATATATCTTATGATAAGTTACTAGAGTTTGAAATGAAATATAGAGAAAGTCAAGAACAGAGAGAGTTTAGATGGAAACAACATCATCAAAATATGGAATTAAATAAAACTATTGCTTCTGATTATCAAAACTTTAAATCACATGGTAAAGATTGGTTAGGTCGTATGTTAGATAAAGGTCGTGGTTTATTAATTTCAAAATGGTGGTGGCGTAAACCAAAGAAGCCTGTGGGTAAAGGTGCTATGCACCAAAGTCCTATAACAGGTCAATGGCACCAAGAACATAAACCAGATAAGTCAATGAGATTAAGACAATGGATAGACGCTGCAAATCATGGTCAAGCATTTAAAGGTAAGAAAAATTTTAATCCTGATGTTCTTAAATTAAATAAACCTACTGAGGATATGATATTAAAATCTGAAGAAGCAAAAAAAGAAAGAGCAAAACAAAAGTGGGAATTAATTATGTCTGAAACAAATAACTTTGGTAAAGGTTTTCAAACATTAGATAGAACACCTCCTGGTACTGGAGGCGGAATTAAATACAATAGAATAACTTTTAGTGATCCAAGAGTTTATGGAGGAAGAAATAAAGTTTCTTCAATAAAGAAAAAAACCACGAAGAAAAAATAACATATATAGTAACACTATGTAAATGTGCTCGTTGAGAGTATAACAGTAGAAGGAGATATAATGGAAGAAAATATAAAAGTTGCTGATGAGCAACTATCAAAAGACACCGGGTTCAAAAAAGTAAATGAACCACCAGCGGCTGTCACACAAGAATCCGTACAAACAAACGATTTATTTACGTCAATTGTTCACACAAGTTTTTTTAGTCCTGAACAATGTACAGCAGTTATAGAAGCTTGCGAAAGTCCCTTGTGGATACAAGGTGAAGTAAATGAGGGCGAGATAGATAAGAAACTTCGTAATGTTAAACAACAAGGTTTAATGATGAATGAAGAAGGTTGGCCTCATACAAGAATACTTGAATTAATGCAACAAGCAAATGAAGCAAGATATAAATTTGATGTATCTGGTTTTATGAATTATGACGCACCTATGATCATGGAATATGGTAAAGGTTGTCATTATGATTGGCATATAGATGTAGGTAAAAATGTACCTAATCGTAAATTAAGTTTTACAATTCAACTATCTAAACCTGAAGATTATGAAGGTGGTGATTTAGAATTTTTAGGAACGAAAACAAATACAGAAGCGTTTAGACAACAAGGCACTTGTATTATGTTCCCTTCATTTTTAGCACACAGAGTAAGTAAAATTAAAACTGGCACACGACATGCTATAGTAGGATGGATTCATGGACCAACATACATCTAAAAAAAATCAAGGCACTCCCCCAAAGGATACTTTAATAAGAGAAAGTTTTTATCCAACAATGATCTATTTCTTTGATCATCCTACGGCACTAGAAACAAATAACAGAATTAAAAAAAATGTAGATCAATGGGAAAAAAGAGATGAAGAAGGTATTGTTCGTTCTAACTCATTAGGTTGGCATAGTGCTGTTGATATGCACCACAGAAATGAATACAACCATATTACTAAATGGATATTTGAAAAAGTGCAAAAAGTGTTTGATGATCAAGGATATGATCCTGACTTTGAACCTTATGCTGATAATATGTGGGCAAACATAAACAAAAGATATTCACATAACAGAAATCATATACACCCAGGTGGTTTATGGTCTGGTGTTTATTATATACAAGCACCTAAAGATAGTGGTCGTATTTGGTTTACAGATCCTAGAGGTGAAGCACATATGATTTTACCTCGTTTTAAAACTAGAGAAAATTTTACTTGGAGAGAAGTTTATTATGAACCAGTGCCAGGTAGATTAATAATATTTCCTGCTTGGTTAATGCACGAAGTAGAACCTAATTTAAATAAAGAGTTTGAAGAAACTAATAGTAAAGGATGGAGATATTCAATATCATTTAATTTTATGCAAGGAAGAAAAATTGGTGTAGAACCTAAAAAATTAGGAAAAGGTCACAATAGTGGAGGATCAGTTACAATACAAGATTTGGAGTTAAAAGATGAGTGAAATATTACAACATAATTTTGAAACAATAAAACCTACTAGTGTTTTTACAACAACAATTGTAGATCCTGATATGGTGGATAAATTAGTAGAAGAAATTAAAAAAAGTGGTGATAAACAAGATCATAAAACTAATGTTAAAGCATACATGACTGATTGGAATATGTCAGGCAAACCTGGTTTTGATAAGTTTGAAGAACATGTAATTGCAGCAACTAGATTTCTAAGTAAAAAATATTATCGTAGAGAAATACAACCTAGAATATCAGATATGTGGGGTATGATTTACAATAAAGGCAATTATGCAATAACACATGATCATTGGCCAGCATTATGGTCAGGTGTGTATTATATTAAAGCACCTAAAAATAGTGGCGATTTACTTTTTCCACAACTAAAACAAAAAATTACACCCACAGATGGAATGTTAGTTATCTTTGATGGCGCAACTAGACATGGCGTTGGTGAAAGTTTTTCAGATGATGAAAGAATAGCGGTATCGTTTAATGTTAAAGAAACTATTTAAGTTTGGTCCTAAAAAAGAAGACGTAATTGATATTTGGTCTGATATAGAAGGTATACCTGGTGTTGAACCTGTAAAGGAATCTCACAATTTTATGCCTAAATGGTGGACTAATACACCTCAATGGCAAAACGAAACAGTATTAAAAGATAATAAAATTAATAATCTTCATAACAAAGGTACTGTAAAAAGATGTCCTGCAATACCAGAGTTTATGAGTATGGGTTTTGTTGTACCTTTATGGTGTGATTTAAAAGTAGAAATATTTGATGATGGTTCATGGAAATGGAACTCACCTGCTGCAGAATTTAGTTTTGATAATCATGGACCAACACAATTAGCAGATTTTCTTCCTAAACATGCCAAACCAACAGTAGTAATGAAACCTAATTGTCCTTGGCGTGTAAGAACACCTAAGGGTGTTTCTTTATTACAATTACCTATGATGTGGCATTTTAATCCTGTGTTTACAGTAGCGAGTGCTGTTATATGGACAGATATACACCATGAAATAAATCAACAAATGATGTTTCATAAAAAAGGTGTTTTTGAATTACAAAGAGGTACTCCTCTAGCACAATACATTCCTATTCGTAGAGAAAGTTTTGATTTAAATGTAACAAATGAAACAACAGAATTAAGACAAGCAAGAAATACAAGTTACTACCATGTAAGAACAAAGTGGGGTAATGGTTACGCTAAACATAGAAAAGACGAGATTAAGAAAGGAGAGTGTCCACATCATGCAACTAGTAAATAATTATTATTTTTTTAAAAGTGCGTTGACACCTAAACAATGTACTAAAATTTTAGAAGCAGGTATGACTGAATTAACAAAAAAATCAAGTGCATATGGTGAGGACGCAATCAAGGCACAAACTGCTGATGGTAAAGAAAAAGGTGGAGTTACTATGGCAGGTGAAAAAACAGGTAATGTTGCTACTGCCAATATGACAAAACAAAAACAAAAAAAGTTAGGTATCAAAGAAAGTGACGGATATGTAAGAGATAGTTCAATTGCTTGGTTAAGTGATAAATGGTTATATGATATGATACATCCTTTTATTCATGAGGCAAATCAAAAAGCAGGTTGGAACTATGAGTGGAATTTTAGTGAGGCTTGTCAGTTTACAAAATATGAACCAGGACAATTTTATGGTTGGCATGCTGACGGTAGTTCAGATTGGCCTAGTATGTATAAACCAACATTAAAAGGTAAAGATGGTAAGTGGAAAATTTGTAAATTAATTCCTAACGAAAAAGGAACAGATTTTATTATGGAAAAAGATGAGTTTGGTAATTCATTTCCTAAAGTAGAAATAACAGATCAAGATTGTCCTGTAAGAAAAAAGAAAGACTTGTGGAATAATGATGTGCCGGCAACTGGTTTTACAGATAATAGATTTTATTGGGCTAAGATAAGAAAATTAAGTATGACATTAAATTTAACAACACCTGATCAATACAAAGGTGGTAATCTTAAATTTGATTTTGGTCCTCATGCAGGTAGAGGAAGATTTAAAACATGCAAAGAGATAAGAGATCAAGGATCAATGATTCTTTTTCCATCATTTCTTCATCACCAAGTTACACCAGTAACCTCTGGCACAAGATACTCTTTAGTTATATGGAGTTTAGGAAGACCTTTTAAATAATGGAAACACCTTTTGGTATACATGCAGAATATGTTTCTGATCGTGCTGTAGAAAATTGTCTTAATATGTACAAGAAAGAACAACATAGAATTACGCAAGGAAGAATGGGTCCTTATGGAAAGATTGATAAAACGGTTAAGGATTCTTTAGACTTAGGAATGCCTGTTAAAGAAATAACAAACTTAAAAATATGGCACCTCGAATTACACGATATAATAGATAATTATGTTCGCAAGTTTCCTATATTGGCTAGACATCATCCTTGGGGTACATGTGATGGTGTTAATATACAATACTATAAACCTGGTGGAGGATATCATAAAGAACATTGCGAAATTATGTCATACAATGAAAGTCATAGAATAATGGCGTTCATGACTTACTTAACAGATACAAAGAATGGTGGTACAGAGTTTACATATTTAAATTGGAAAGCACCTTGTAAGAAAGGATTGACTTTGATATGGCCTGTCAATTATCCTTACGCACATAGAGGTCTAATAAGTAGTACAGAGGAAAAATTAATTATTACTGGTTGGTTAGGATATGATAAAGAAGATCCAAAAACTAATGATCCAAATTTTTATTAATAAGGAGAACTAAAATGAGTAAAGAAACAATGGAACAATTTGAAAAGGATAGATATCTTTTAGTAAAAAATTTTATTAGTCCTGAATTAGCAAAACTTGCTACAACATACACACTACATCAGGCAAGACATAATCATTCACCAGAAAGTGCAACAGGTCAAATACCACATACACATTCAATACATGGTGATCACTTAATGGAATCTATTTTTGAACACACATGGCCAAAGATGGAAGAATTAACAGGTGTAGAGTTATGGCCTACATATACTTTTTATAGAGTATATAAACAAGGTGATATATTAAAACATCATACTGACAGACCTGCTTGTGAAATATCTGCTACAATATGTTTGGGTTATGATTATAGTAATCTAGACGCATTTAAGAAAACAGATTATAACTGGCAACTATGGGTTAATAATACTGCTAACGGTCAACGATATGGTGGTAATCCTAAAGAAGATAAAGGTTACGATATGCAACCAGGTGACGCAATAATTTATCGTGGTTGTGAAGTAGATCATTGGCGTGAAGAATTTAAAGGTCTTATGCAATCACAAGTGTTCTTTCATTATTGTGATAGAAATGGTCCTTTCAAAGACGCAAAGTTTGATTGTCGACCAGGTCTTGGTTATCCTCACACATCAAAAAACATGGACGCAATGAATAAATTAAAAATAGCAGAAGCAAAACATCATGGTGAATTTCAAGAAGGTGGTAAACACGCTGATGAGAAAGAGCAGTGGGTATGAGTATAGAAGGTAGACAAATAGATTGGACTGTTCCTTTTGGTCCTGTAATTATGGAAACAACTATAAGTGATGAATTGCATAGTACATTATTAAACAGAGCAGATCAATTAAGAGACGGCACACATCCTAATTCAGATATTAACACAGAGACAAATGATTATAGGGGTAGATTAGCAGGTTGTTTAAGTGAAGAATATTCTTATGATAAAGCATTTACTAAAGAAGAAGCAAAAATGATTGAAGACGAATTTTGTTTTTTAGCAGCACACTATACTAATGCTGCTCATCAAGCAAACAAAATTAAAAAAAGATTTGTAAGACAACCAAATGAAATAATAATGCAAAAACCAGTATGGGTTAATTTTATGAAATCAAATGAATGGAATCCTGCACACAATCATACAGGTAAAATATCATGTGTTACTTATTTAAGAGTACCTAAAGAAATAGAAGAAGAAAATGAAAAGGCAGATCATACAAAAAGAAGTAATACACCATCAGCAGGTCGTATTGAATTTAGTTTTGGTAATTCAGGTATGTCGTTTTCAAGTGGTGGTTGGATTAGAACACCAAAAGAAAAACAAATATTCTTTTTTCCTGCTCAATTATCTCACATGGTTTATCCTTTTCAAGCAGATACAGAAAGAGTATCAGTAAGTGTAAATTTTGATGACCGAATAGAATTAGAAATGGCATTAAATCAAGACGGAGTAAGATAATTGATTGAAGTAACTTTAATACAAAAAGATACAGGAGAAAAAGAAACAATACAAGTACCTGAAAATACCACTCTTATGGAAGCAACACGCTTCTATTCTAAGAACAAATATGTTAGTGGTATTGAAGGTGATTGTGGTGGGTCTTGTTCGTGTGCAACTTGTCATGTTCATGTGCCTAAGGAATGGCGTCAAGTAACTGGACCTGCAAGCGATAACACTCCTGAACTTTCGTTATTAGAGTATGAAGAAAACTTTGATGAACAAGCAAGTCGTTTATCTTGTCAAATAGAATTAAAAAACAAACATAACGGATTGGTAGTATATGTCCCTTGATCCAAAAGGTTCCACAACAATAGAAAGAGTAGATTTATATCCTACCCCTCTGTGGATGTCAAATATAGGTGTAAATACTCAACAAGAAAGAAAGGTATCTCTTAACGAAGACTTGTTATCTTTTATTCGAAGTGAGTATGATAAGAACCCAGATAGTCTTCAAAAATCAAATCGTCAAGGAGGTTGGCAAAGTCGTACTGATTTACATAAAGAACCAGCAATGAATGAGTTAGGTCAACAAATATTTAATATATGTAAAACTATATTTCCTGACATTACAGGAATGAACATAACACAAATGTGGGCAGCAATTAATTTTGAACATTCTTACAATGTGTTACATTGTCATGGTACACACTACGATTTATCAGGTGCGTACTATTTACAAATTCCTGAAAACTCAGGTAGAATTGCATTTAGAGACCCTAGACACGCAGCAATTAATCATTATTGGTCTACTGCTAAAATTCATAAAGGAGAGTGGCATTGGCGATTACCAGTAGAAAGTGACTTAATGTTATGGCCACCATATCTAGATCATTTTGTAGAACCTAGTAAATCTAAGGATCCTAGGGTTATGATAAGTTTTGATATTAAATTTACATAAATAGTACAACAGGAGATTTAGTATGCCAACAACAACGATTACAACGGCGCCTAATGTTGCTGCCATTGCAAATTTGACAATGGATCAAGGGGCGTCTTTTAGTACAGAAATAACAGTATATCAAAATGATAGCATTGTTGATTTAGCAGGTTATTCTGTAGCTGCACAAATTCGCAAATCTTATTCTTCTTCATCATCAACATCTTTTACTACAGCAATAAATTCAACAACATCTAGTGGCAAACTTACTTTAAGTTTAACACCAACACAAACGGCTGCATTAGAAGAAGGAAGATATGTATATGATGTTGAAATAACTGCTTCTGATAGCACAGTAACTAGACCAATACAAGGAACCGTGACGGTAAGACCAAACGTTACTAGATAATTTATGGCAAAAAATAATGTTGATGTTTCATCTGATTTAGGTTCACTACTAAGTGAACTATCTAAGGCAAAAGCTGAAGAAAAAAAGAAAAAACAGAAAAAAGTAGAAGAGCTCAATAAAGATGTTTCCTTTGCTTCAATGATGGCAGAGTTGTCAGAGGTTGCAAAAGAAACACAAAAAATTAAAGAAGAAGTAATTGAGGCTGAAAAAGAGGTTGTTACAACAGAGGAAAAAATAGGTCTTCTACAACAATTATCACAACTTGCTGACGAAACAAAAAAGGAAGAAAGTTATGCCATTGGAACAAAAGACTACACAGACCACACCAAAGAAATTACGCCAGGTCAAGAAAAGCCCCAAAAGAAAAGAGCAAAAAGAAAATCCAAATCTGTGGACACCGTGGAACACAGGCAACCCGAAACGACAGAAGCGCCAAAAACAATTTCGCCCATAATAGAATTAACTACAAAAGAATTAGATAAAATAGAAAAGGCACAAAAACCAAAAAGAGTGCCACCATCAGTAGAGGGTTTAGAAAAACGATTAGACAATTTAACAAAACAATTAATTAAAGTATCACAATCACATAGTAGTGGAGGTGGTGCTGGTGCATTAAAAGATTTAGATGATGTAGATATTAGTTCAAAACAAAATGGTTTTGCATTAAAATTTAATTCATCAACTAATAAATTTGATTTTGGTGAAGTCGCAAGTGACTTATCAGCCGTTGATCAAGATATTATACCTGATGGCAATGGTACTAGGAGTTTAGGTACTGCCTCTAAAAGATTTAAAGATATTTTCTTAGCAGGCCAAACAATTAACCTTGGTGGTGCTACAATTAGTTCAGATGGTACTGGCACAGTCGCCGTATCAGCAGCAGGTGTAGAATTACCAGCAGGTTCTAAATCTGGAGACAATCAACTTGCTGTTATATCAACTGGTTCAACAGGTAATGCTGGTCAAGTATCAAGAGTTATACCTTTCTTTAGTGCGTCAGGTGGATTATCAACAAAGAATACAGACTTTGAGTTCAATGCGGTTATTGATGATAAGTTTGTTTTTACAGGAACAAAGAGTTTTACATTGGCAAATGGTAGTGCGTTGGCAGACGCTGACCCTACGCTTTTTCAATTCTAAATATAGCATATGGCAGATAAAAAACCAATAAGAGCCGTCTTTAACGATAGTAACGTAGCAACAGGTCTTGCAGAATTTCAATCTGGTGATACAATACCTTTGGCACATGGTGGTATTGGTGCGGCATTATCAATAGGTAGTGCAGGTCAGGTACTAAAAGTAAACTCAGGCGCTAGTGCGTTAGAGTTTGGTAGTGTAGAAGCAATTGTTAATATTGACGGTGCAACGAATTTAGAAAGTGCAACATTAGCCGTAGGTGATAAACTTTTATTGTCAGATGATGGTACGGAAGGTAGAGTTTTATTATCTCAATTAGATACGTTATTTTCTGCTACATCTAAAACACTTACAAATAAGACATTAACAAACCCTACTATCACGACACCTCAAATGACAACGCCGTCTATTACGTCAGGCAGTTTAATATTTGAAGGTAGCACAGCAAACAGTTTTGAAACCACAATATCAGTAACAGATCCAACAGCAGATAGAACAATTACAGTACCAAATGTTACAGGTACAGTTGTTACGACTGGTGATACAGGTTCAGTTACAAATACAATGTTAGGAGGTTCAATTGCTGCTTCTAAACTTGCAGGTAGCATAGGTAATGCAAAATTAAGTAATTCTTCAATCACAGTTTCAGATGGTTCTAATACAAGTGCTGTTTCTTTAGGTGGTACAGTAACTTTTTCTGCTGTTTCAAATGAAACAACTGTAGCAGAAAGTTCAGGTACAGTAACAATAGGTATTGTAGATAATCCAACAATTGCTGGTAATCTAACAGTATCAGGAAATCTTACTGTTAGTGGTACAACAACATCCGTATCTTCAACTAATACAACTATTACAGATAAAATAATTGAATTAGCAACTGGTACAAGTGGTACGCCTTCTGGCGATATAGGTATAGTGGGTGAAAGAGGTAGTAGTGCAAATATCTTTATGGGCTTTGATGAAAGTGCTGACGAATTTACGTTTGGTACAGGTTCATTCAATAGTTCATCTTCAGGCAATTTAACTATTACAAAAGGAACAATATCAAGTGCAGGTATAAAATTATACGATCCATCTGATGGTTCACATTCAATTTCAATAGTGTCGCCTCAAATAGCAGGCAATATAAGTTTTGTTTTACCTAATACTGACGGTGACGCAAATCAAGTTTTAATTACAGACGGTTCAGGTAATCTTTCATTTACCTCAGTAAGTTCAGCTGCAGGTGCAGGTTTATCAAATGTTGCAGACGATAGTTCTCCAAGTTTAGGTGGTAACTTAGATGTAGAGACAAGTGCTATTGTTACTACTGCTTCAAATAGAAACATTGCATTAACGCCACATGGTACAGGTAAGGTTGTAATTGATGGTAACGTTAGTATTGATACTGGTGTTATTGATTTAAAAAATGGTGGTACTGCTTCAAAAATTTTATTTTATTGTGAGAGTTCAAATGCACATGCACAAACACTCATAGGCGCACCACACGCTCAAGCAGCAGATAATACTCTTACATTACCATCTGGTGATGATGGTGTTTTATTATCAACAACTTCAACAGCAACTGTTACAAACAAAACATTAGTAACTCCTACTATTATATTTGAAGGTTCAACAGCAGATAGTTTTGAAACAACATTAGCAGTAACAGATCCTACAGCAGATAGAACAATTACGTTTCCTAATGCAACAGACACACTAGTAGGTAAGGCAACAACAGATACATTAACAAATAAGACTTTAACAAGTCCTACAATTAATTCACCCACAATCAATAGTCCAACTATTGTATTTGAAGGTAGTACAGCAGATAGTTTTGAAACTACAATTGCTGTAACAGACCCAACGGCAGATAGAACAATTACTTTACCTAACGTATCTGGTACAGTTATTACAACAGGTAACTTAGCAGAGGTTACATCAGCAGGTATCTTCTCACAAAACATTGTATTTGAAGGTAGTACAGCAAACAGTTTTGAAACAACTCTTGCAATTACAGATCCAACTGCTGATCGTACTGTAACAATACCAAATGCAACTGACACACTAGTAGGTAAAGCAACAACAGACACATTAACAAACAAAAGTATTGATTTACAAACAAATACACTAACAGGTTCAGTATCAGAATTTAATAGTGCATTACAAAGTGATAGTTTTGCAACCCTAGCAGGTTCTAACACATTAACAAATAAAACTCTTACAAGTCCTGTTATTAATACAGGAACTGTTGGCACATCATTAACTTTACTCGAAGACGCTGTAATGATTTTTGAGGGTGCAACAAACGATAGTTTTGAAACAACTTTAACAACCGTTGATCCAACTGCTGATAGAACAGTATCACTACCTAACGCAACTGATACTTTAGTAGGTAAAGCAACAACTGATACATTAACAAATAAAAGTATTGATAGCGATAACAATACAATTACAAATATCGTAAATGCAGACATTAAATCTGGTGCTGCAATTGCATTTAGTAAGATGGCAAACTTAACTAACGGCAGAGCATTAGTATCTGATGGTAGTGGTGATGTATCTGTAAGTGTGGTTACGTCAACTGAAATAGGTCATCTTGACGGTGTATCAGAGAATATTCAAACACAATTAGACACAAAAACAACACCAGCATTTGCTATTGCACAAGCCATAGCGCTAGGTTAATATAAATAGTCTAATAAGGACTATAACATGGCACAAAATAACCCAATAACTACAAGAGAAACACTCAAACAATATTGTCTAAGAGCATTAGGCAAACCTGTTGTTGAGATAAATGTAGAAGACGATCAAGTAGAGGATAGAATAGACGAAGCATTACAATACTTTGCTCAATATCATTACGATGGTGTTGAAAGAATGTATCTTAAATATCAAGTCACAGCAGACGATATTGTAAGAGCAAGAAGTAATGAAACTTTACCTACTGTTACAGATGTAAGAGATTCCTCAGTTACAGCAATTTTTAAAGAAGGTAAAAATTATATACCCATGCCTTCTAATGTTATGTCCGTAGTTCAAGTATTTCCTTTCACAGATAAAGCTGCATTAAACTTGTTTGATGTACGATATCAATTAAGATTAAACGATTTATATGATTTTTCATCTACAAGTATTATTCATTACGATATGACACTAAGACATTTAGATTTATTAGATCATATTCTTACTGGTGAAAGACCTGTTAGATTTAATGCACACACTAATAGATTGTATGTTGACATGGATTGGAAAAATGATGTTGACGCCGGTGACTTTATGCTTATAGAATGTTATCGTAAATTAGATGGTTCAAATTACAGCGATGTATTTGATGATATCTTTTTAAAAAAATATCTTATACAATTAGTTAAAAAACAATGGGGTCAAAATCTTTCTAAGTTTCAAGGTGTAGCTATGTTAGGTGGTGTTCAAATGAACGGCGAACAAATTTACACACAAGCTCAAGAAGAAATTAATAGACTTGAAGAACAGATACAATTAGCATACGAATTACCTCCACACTATATGATAGGGTAGGCCATGAGAAATACTTATTTCAGCCATGGAACTCACGCAGAAAAAAATCTTTACGAAGATTTAATCATAGAACAATTAAAAATCTATGGGCAAGATACCTATTATTTACCAAGAGAAGAAATAACTAAAGATAGTATATTAGGAAATACCACAGATAAATTTACAGACGCATACTCTATTGAAATGTATGTAGAAGATGTAAATGGCTTTGCTGGTCAAGGTGATCTTGTTGGTAAGTTTGGTTTAGAGGTAAGAGACGAATTAACTTTGGTTGTTGCAAGACGTACATTTGAAGTATTGGTTGACAATACATCAAACACTCTTTCAATCAATAGACCAAGAGAAGGTGATATTGTATGGTTGGAAAGATTTAAAAAGTTTTTCCAAATTGATTTTGTTGAAGACGAAGATCCAATGTATCAAATTAACGATCTTCCTATATTTAAACTTAAATGTTCTATGTGGGAATACGCTTCAGAAAGCGTTGAAACAGGTGTCGGTGATATTGATAGTCGTTTGGATTCAGTCTCAATGGATGTATTAGAAAACCAAATATCATTAGAGATAGGTACCACTTCATCTGGTGCTTTAGTTTCAGAAAGCATAACTGGTGATGTAGAAGCAGTATTAACTGAAGCAGGTGAATACTTAGTAGATGAAACAGATGGCGATAATATTATATACGAAGATGATCCAAATTATATCGAATATATATTATTAGAAGACGCCGCAACAGAAAATATGGCAACGGATCCAATTGGTGGAGATAATTCTGCTTTTGACGCAGCTGCAGGACTTGATGATTTCGACCCAGACAACGACATCTTTGATTTCACAGAAAAAAATCCATTTGGCGATCCAAGTAATTAGGAGATATAATGTTTAAAGACGCACAATACCATGAATTGATTAGAAAGACCGTTGTTGCATTTGGTACTTTATTCAATGACATTTACGTTTATCGTAAAAACAGTTCAGGTAAAACAATACAAAAAATGAAAGTACCTTTGGCCTATGGACCAAAACAAAAATTCTTAACTCGTATAGATCAGGATTCTGCTAGAACAGCAGAAACTACAACAACAACAGCATTAACATTACCTCGTATTGGTTTTGAAATGACAACCTTATCATATGACCCAGGAAGAAAATTAAATAGAATACAAAAATTTAAAAAAGTAAAAGGTGCAGATAGTAAGTCATTACAAAATTCTTATATGCCTGTTCCTTATAATGTTGGTTTTAATTTATTTGCTATGGCAAAAAATAGTGAAGACGCATTACAAGTAGTAGAACAAATACTACCAATGTTTCAACCAGACTATACTATAACGTTAAATGTTATGCCCCAATTAGAAGTAGTAAGAGACGTGCCTATTGTTTTAGGTGATGTATCATATGAAGATAGTTATGATGGCACATTTACTGAAAGACGAGTTATTATGTACACTTTAAGCTTTACAGCAAAAATGTATCTATATGGTCCAGTAACAAGTAATAAAGTTATTAAGAGAGTTCAAGTTGATCAATACTCTGATACAAATACTGCTGTTGCAAAAAGAGAGCAAAGATATGTTGTACAACCTAATCCAACATCAGCAGACGCTGACGATAACTTTGGGTTTAATGAAGAACGTTCTTTCTTTCAGGATACTAAAGAATACGATCCTGCAACTGGCACAGACGTAGATAGTTAATGAAAAGGGTTGAGGATAAACTCAACGAGATACTAGACATTACAAAAAAAGATGTCGTACCTGTTGAGAATAAACCAGTTATACCACGTCCTAAAGAAAAAGAGGATATAGATAGCGACTACAAGTATAGTCGAGAAAATCTTTATAGTCTTGTTGAAAGAGGACAAGACGCCATAGAGGGTATTGTACAATTGGCAAAAGACACAGACCACCCACGAGCATATGAAGTAGCAGGAACGCTAATTAAGAATGTAGGTGAAGTAACTGAAAAACTTTTAGAGTTACAAATGAAAATGAAAAAAGTAAATGATGAGGTTGTAAAGGCACCTAATAAAGTAGAGAATAATTTATTTGTTGGGTCAACGGCAGAATTACAAAAATTGATAAAGAAAAATGGAAAAGACATATCTAGGTAACCCCAATTTAAAAGCGGCAAATCAAAAAGTAAGATTTACCAAAAAGCAAGTAGAGGAATTTTTGCGTTGTCAAGAAAACCCTATTTACTTTATTGCTAACTATATTCAAATAGTAACGCTTGATCATGGACTACAACCATTTAAGTTATATAACTTTCAAAAAGAAATGGTAGACACATTTCATAACAATCGTTTTAGTATATGTAAGTTACCAAGACAAACAGGTAAGTCAACAACAATTATTGCATACCTATTACACTACGCCATATTTAATCCTAATGTAAACATAGCTATACTTGCAAACAAAGCTGCAATTGCTAGAGACTTATTAGGTCGACTACAACTTGCATATGAAAATTTGCCTAAGTGGTTACAACAAGGTATAATAAATTGGAACAAAGGTAGTTTAGAATTAGAAAACGGTAGTAGAATACTTGCAGCTGCAACATCATCAAGTGCTGTTCGTGGTGGTTCTTATAATGTAATATTTTTGGATGAGTTTGCTTACGTACCAAACAATATTGCAGAACAATTTTTTAGTTCAGTATATCCTACAATATCTTCTGGTACATCATCTAAAGTTATGATTGTATCTACACCACATGGTATGAATATGTTTTATAAAATGTGGAATGACGCAATACATGAACGCAATAGTTATAAACCTATTGAGGTGCATTGGTCAGAGGTACCTGGTCGTGATGAGAAATGGAAAGATGAAACAATAAAGAATACAAGTGAACAACAATTTAGAACAGAGTTTGAATGTGAGTTTTTAGGTAGTGTTGACACACTTATCAATAGTGCAAAACTAAGAACAATGTCTCATATTATACCTCAACAATCTAACGCAGGTTTAGATGTTTATGAAATGCCAAAAAAAGATCACAGGTATGTTATGACAGTTGATGTTGCAAGAGGAACAATAAATGATTACAGCGCTTTCGTTGTAACAGACGCAACAAGTATACCATATAAAATTGTAGCAAAATATAAAAACAATGAAATCAAACCATTAGTTTTTCCACAAATTATTCATAAGATTGCAACAAGTTATAATACAGCAGAGGTGTTAATTGAAGTAAATGATATTGGTGGTCAAGTAGCAGATACAATGCAATACGATTTAGAGTATGATAATCTTATTATGGTCAATCAAAGAGGTCGTTCAGGACAAATTGCAGGAACAGGTTTTAGTGGTAAACAATCACAATTAGGTTTACGAACAACAAAGGCAACAAAGAAAATAGGATGTTCTAATTTAAAAGCATTACTTGAACATGATAAAATGATTGTACAAGATTTTGATATCATTGCAGAATTATCAACTTACATTTTAAAAGGAAAAGATAAGTATGAAGCAGAGGAAGGATCTAGCGATGATTTGGTCACTTGTTTAGTTATGTTTGCATGGTTATCTAATCAGACATATTTTAAAGAATTAACAGATCAAGATATTCGTGCTAGACTTGTAGATGAACAACAAGATATGTTAGATCAAGACATGGCACCTTTTGGATTCATAAATGATGGATTAGATGAACCCGAAACATATAAAGACCCATATGGCACCACTTGGTCGCCAGTAAAAGTCAAACGAGGTTACTAAATCTTGTATTTTATAAATAGTTTCAGTAAGATTTTAATATTAAAATTTAAACACTCAAAGGAGAAAACAAGATGGCTTTTTTAGTATCACCAGGCGTTCTTGTTACGGAAAAGGACCTTACTAACGTAATCCCTGCTGTATCTACATCAATAGGTGCAATAGGCGTGGTTAGTGAGAAAGGGCCGATGGATGAAATCACTACGGTTTCAAGTGAATCCGAATATGTTAGAGTTTTTGGGAAACCAGATGCTAACACTTTCGAATATTTTTTTAGCGCAACCAACTTTTTGCAGTACGGAAATGCTTTACGAGTGGTCAGAGCTGTAACTGGTAATCTGAATGCTGCCTCAGGCGGTTCAGGATTACAGATTAAAAATACAACTGATTACTTAGACAACTATTCAGACGGTTCAGGATCCATAGGATCATGGATCGCAAGAGAAGCTGGAACAGCGGGTAACAACCTAAAAGTCTCTATGTGTACTAACTCAACAGCGTATCAAAGTTTACTAGGCGGTAGTAATTTGGTCAATGACGCAACAGCGGAAATTGGCGACACTACCATAACAGTAGACGCAGGTACAGGTGTACAAGTTGGTGACGTAATAGAGTTTGGAGATATCAGTGGAAATTTCACTGCTGCTCCATCAGGTAGTTACTACAAAGTAACAGCAATTGCAACTCATGTATTATCAATATCAAGATTTGATCCTGCTTCTGGTAAAACAGAAACGGGCGGATTAAGACATGCAGTAGCAAACAACGCACATGTTAGAAGACATTGGGAATATTATTTCAATTTTTCTAACGCACCAACAACTACTGATGACGCAACTGCAGCAGGTGCTTCGAATGACGAATTACACATTGCTGTTGTAGATGAAGATGGCGGTATCACAGGTACTGCTGGTTCAATTCTAGAAACATTTGAAGGTGTTTCACAAGCTTCTGACGCAAAAGACGCTCAAGGTAATTCAAACTATTATGTAGATGTACTTTACAGATCAAGTGAGTTCATTTACTGGATGGATCATGAATCAACTTTAGCAAATGCAGGATCACCTAAGTTAAATGCAACCACTAAGGCGGCAGTAGCTTTTGATAATCAAGGAACTGCGGGTTTAACTGTGTTTAAAGCAAGTCTTTCCGGTGGAACAGACGACAACGCTCCAACTTTAGGCGAAATGGCATTAGCATACGATAAGTTTGCTGACTCAGAAACAGTAGATATCAACTTCTTAATTGCAGGACCTTCAGATGGACCTGCTACAGACGCAACTGGCGTCACTCATGCAACTAAAGTAATTGATGTTGCAGAAAGTAGAAAAGATGTTGTAGCATTTATCTCACCTGCGAGAGCAGATGTAGTAAATGTATCAGATCCGATATCGCAAACAGCAAACGTAAAAGCATTTGCTGATGCGCTTTCTAGTTCTTCTTACGCTGTCATTGATAGTGGTTATAAGTATATGTACGACAAGTACAATGACATATACAGATATGTACCATTAAACGGTGATATCGCAGGATTAGCTGCAAGAACAGATATCGTTGCAGACCCTTGGTATTCACCTGCTGGATTCAGTAGAGGACAAATCAGAGGTGCTGTAAAATTAGCATTTAACCCTAACCAGACACAAAGGGATGACTTGTATAAAGCAAGAGTAAATCCTGTTGTGACATTCCCTGGTCAAGGTACATTGTTATTTGGCGATAAAACGGCATTAACTAAACCAAGTGCGTTTAATAGAATAAATGTAAGACGTTTATTCATAACTATGGAAAAAGCAGTATCAACAGCAGCTAAATTTCAACTCTTTGAGTTCAATGATGAGTTCACTAGAGCACAATTTAGAAACTTGATTGAGCCATTCCTTAGAGACGTACAAGGCAGACGTGGTATTACAGACTTCTCAGTAGTCTGTGATGAAACAAACAACACAGCGGAAGTAATTGATAGAAACGAATTTGTGGCTGACATTTTTGTCAAACCAAATCGTTCAATTAACTTCATCAAACTAAACTTTATTGCTACTAGAAGTGGTGTATCGTTTAGTGAAGTCGCTGGGGCATAGGAGATAAAAAATGGCTAATATAACAGATTTTGTTTCTAAATTAAAAGGCGGAGGTGCTAGAAACAATCAGTTTAAAGTAACTCTTCCGTTCCCTGGTTACGCAGCAGTTGGTGGTGAAACAGAAAGTATGGCATTTTTATGCTCTGCTACTAACTTACCATCAAGTGAAATTGGTGAATTAACTGTAAACTTCCGTGGCAGACCTATTTACATGGCAGGTGATAGAACATTCCAAACTTGGACTACTACTATCATTAACGATACTGATTTTTTAATCAGAAATGCTATTGAAAGATGGTCAAACGGTATAAACAACCATTCAGATAATGAAGGACTTGTAAATCCTACTGATTATCAAGTGGACGCATTTGTCGACCATTTAGATAGAAACGGTAATACAATCAAGTCTTACACTTTCAGAGGTATGTACCCTACTATAATAGGTCAAGTTGATCTAACTATGGAACAGGCAACAACACTTGAAACATTTGAATGTACTTGGAGATACCAATACTGGGAATCAAACACTACAACATAAAGTTGAAATAGGGCGTCTTTCGAGGCGCCCTAAATAATATAGTATAAAGGAGAAAAGTAGTGGCAGAAATATTTGGTTTCGAAATCAAACGAAAAGAGGCTAAACCCAATAGTCAACAGTTTACCGCACCATCAAGTGATGACGGTACACAAACAATTATGGGTGGTGGTCACTTTGGAACCTATCTTGATATCGAAGGAAAAGTAAATAATGAATCGGACTTAATTAGACGATATAGAGAAATTGCTATGCACCCAGAGTGTGATATGGCGATTGAAGATATTATTAATGAGGCCGTGGTTGTAGATGATAACCAAGAGGTTGTCCGTCTAAACTTAAATAAGGTTCCGTTCTCAACATCTATTAAAAAAAGAATATCAGATGAATTTAAGAACGTAGTAAGTCTTTTAGAATTTGAACAAAAAGGTCATGACATATTCAGACGTTGGTATGTTGATGGTCGTATTGTATATCATAAATTAATAGACCCAAAAAACACACAGTTAGGTCTTACAGAGTTACGATATATTGATCCTAGAAAAATCAAAAAAGTAAGAGCAGCTAAAAACAAACCAGGTAATGAGTTTGCACCAAAAGATCCAAAGAGACCTCAAAGCGTTGAATTTGATGAGTTCTTTATTTACAATGAAAAAGGTGTACAACCTGGCGCAAGTGCAACAACAGGACTAAAGATAACTAAAGACGCTATCGCATATTGTCCTAGTGGTTTAGTAGATCAACAAAAGAATTTAATATTGTCTTATTTACATAAGGCAATTAAACCAGTTAATCAGTTGCGAATGATTGAGGATAGTGTTGTTATCTATCGTATATCAAGAGCACCTGAAAGAAGAATTTTTTACATTGATGTAGGTAATTTGCCTAAAGTAAAAGCAGAGCAATACCTTAAAGATGTAATGAACAGATATAGAAACAAACTTGTATATGACGCCGCAACAGGTGAGGTACGAGACGATAGACAATATATGTCTATGTTAGAAGATTTCTGGCTACCAAGACGAGAAGGTGGTAGAGGTACAGAGATTACTACTTTACCAGGTGGATCAAATCTTGGTGAGATAGATGACATTAAGTATTTTCAAAAGAAATTGTTTCAATCATTGAATGTACCATATAGTAGATTAGACAGCGAAGCTGGTGGTGGTTTACAATTAGGTCGTTCAACAGAGGTAAGTAGAGATGAGATTAAATTTACAAAGTTTATTAGTAGATTAAGAAATAGATTTAACACTTTATTCCATGACTTACTTAAAACACAACTAGTTCTCAAAGGTGTAGTAACTATCGAGGATTGGGACGCAACATTAAGTCAAACAATTAAATATGAATATGTTAACGATGGATATTTTGCTGAAATTAAAGAAAGTGAAATGTTTAAAGATCGTATGGAAACATATCGTAACGTTAAAGAATCTGGTATGTTAGGTACAGTATTGTCAAGAGATTATATGATGAAACGAATACTTAAAATGTCAGAGGCTGAAGTTATAGAACAACAAGAAAAAATAGCAAGTGAAATAGAAGCTGGATTATATCAAGGTCCAGGTGAAGAAGGAGAATAATGAGTATAGATGATACAAAAGCAATGATAAACGCTTTAGACACAGGCGATAACATTGAAGCAGAAAAAAGTATTAAGGCTGCATTAGCAGACAAAGTTGGTGGTGAGTTAGACGCAAAGAGAAAAGACTTGGCGGGCACTATCATGAACAAAGAACCAGAGGCAAATGATGGCGCTGACGCTGAACCAGTTGAGATTGACAATTAAAGAAAAGGACGAACACAAACGTTCTCTTAATTATCGCAAATTGGCGCCTAAGGCCAAAAAGGCAGTGGATGATGTTTTCGGCATGATGGCGAAGACACCACAAAAGGTTTTAACTATGTTTCCTAGAATACTACAACAAGTAGCAAAGAAACATAGAATACAACCAAAAGATATTGAAACCTATTTCGAAAAAGAAACAGGTCTAACCATATAAAGGAGAGTAAAAATGGCAGTAGTAAACAAAAGAACATTGGTAGATAGTGGCACACGCCATGTCGTAATGTTTGAAATCAACAACGCAACAAATGACGCAGTACAAGTGATAGACGCTTCAACATTAAGAGGTCACTCGTCTAACCCAACATTAGATATTAGAAGTATTAAATGGAATACAACAGCAGCAACAAGTGATGTAGCATTTTTATTTGACGCAGGTACAAATGATCACGCAATATCAGTACACGGTTCTGGTGAGTATGGTTTTCATGGTAAACAACCAATGATAACAAATCCAGAAAGTGCAAGTGTAACTGGTGATATAGTTATCACTAACGCAAGTGCTGCTACAGGTACTTTTATCTTAGAAGTAGCAAAAACAAAGGGTTATGAAAATTCTGGTCAAACTAGATAAATAGAATAAAGGGAAATACGCAACATGAAACTTATTAGAGAAGAAATAAACGAGGCACAATATATCGTTGAAGCCGATGATAACGGTAAAAGGTCTCATAAAATCAAAGGTATTTTCATGCAGGCAAACATTAAGAACAGAAATGGTCGTGTTTACCCACAGGAAGTATTAGAGAAAGAAGTTAATAGGTACAATAAAGAATTTGTACAGCGCAAAAGAGCATTTGGTGAGTTAGGACATCCTGACGGACCAACTGTTAATTTAGAAAGAGTATCACATATCATAACTAAACTAGAGGGTGATAATAAAGGTAATTACATCGGCGAAGCAAAAATTACTGATACACCTTATGGTAAGATAGTGAAATCTCTTATAGATGAAGGCGCACAACTAGGCGTTTCTTCTAGAGGCATGGGTTCTCTAGAGAATAAAGGCGGTACTAACTATGTAAAAAGTGATTTTTACTTGGCAACTGCAGCCGATATCGTTGCAGATCCATCCGCACCTCAAGCATTCGTCAATGGCGTAATGGAAGGTAAAGAATGGGTTTGGGACAACGGAATCATTAAGGAACAAGATGTTTTCGAAATTAAACAACAAATTGAGCGTGAAACTAGAGAGCGTAAGGCAATGGCAGAAGCAGTAGCTTTTGATAGGTTCTTACAGAAACTCACAAAATAATAAATAGTTATACGCAAAAATTTGATATCAAATTAGGAGAGTAAATACAAATGGCTACAGAAATCAAAAACGAACAAGAAATCGTTTCTGAAGCTCCTAAGGGCGCAGACGCTCCAAAAGCGGGGGCTGGTAAATCAGACCCAATGCAAAAGGCAGGCGACTATGAGGATCTTGGTCCAGCAGTAACTTCTCCAACTGATAAAGTTGGACAAGATAAAGCTAAAGACAAAGTAAAAAAAGACTCATCTGCTCCTACTAAAGGTGCCGCAGCAGCAGAACCAATGGCGAAAGTCAAAGAAGACGCTGACGCAGAAAAAGAAGACGAGAAAGAAGACGATAAAGACGAAGACGAAATCATGGAAATGCCAAAAACAAAGTCTGGTATGATACAGGCAATGTATGACAGCATGAACAAGATGAAGAAATCTGACATTATGTCCTCTTACAAAAAAATGATGGCTGCTATGAATGGCAGCGATGACAAAGAAGATGAAGACGAAAAAGAAGAAAGCAAAAAAGTAAACAAAGAAGCTGTAGATCAAAGAGTAAAATCTATTGATGTAAGCGATGATGTTAACGCTTTGGTTTCTGGAGATAGTTCTTTATCCGAAGAGTTTAAAACAAAGGCTGCTACAATCTTCGAAGCTGCTGTTAAGTCTAAAGTAAAATCTGAAATCGAAAGATTAGAGGGTGAATACGCAAGTGAACTAGACGAAGCAAAAGCAACTACTAAGGAAGAGTTAACTACTAAAGTTGACAACTACCTGAACTATGTTGTTGAGCAATGGATGGCAGATAATGAATTAGCAATCGAAAAAGGTATTAAGGGAGAAATCGCTGAAGACTTTATTGGTGGACTAAAACAATTATTCGAAGATCATTACATTGATGTTCCAGATGAAAAATATGACGTTCTGGAAGCAAAAGAAAAAGAGCTTGAAGAAATGAAAGCTAAAATCAATGAAATGACAGAGAAGTCTATTGATGACAAAAAGACAATCGAAGGATACACAAAAGACGAAATCTTTGAAAGTGCTGTAGAGGGATTAGCTGATACAGAAAAAGAAAAGATTAAATCTTTAGTAGAAGACGTAACTTTCGAAAATGCTGACGCATACTCTAAAAAATTAGCTACTATAAAAGAAAGCTATTTTGGACAAGCGAAAGCACCTGAATCAACTGAAAATGTTGATACAGTTCAACAAAATTCTAATGATAGTAACACAGTAATGGACATGACGGATACAATGTCTCGTTATACGGCTGCAATCAGTAGGGGACAAAGTAGAGATATCTACAACAAATAATAAGAAATAGGAGAGATAAACATAATGTTTAATTCACAAAACTTACAGGAAAAATGGTCTCCGGTTCTTGAGCATGGTGATTTACCAAAAATAGAAAACCCGTACAAGAAAGCCGTAACAGCTGTTATCCTGGAAAACCAAGAAAAAGCTGCTAGAGAAGACAAAGCATTCTTGGGTGAGATTGCAAACGTGACTGGTGACAGCGCTGTAGCAAATTGGGATCCAATCCTAATCTCACTCGTGAGAAGAGCTATGCCTAACCTTATAGCATACGACATCTGTGGTGTACAACCAATGACTGGTCCAACTGGTCTTATCTTCGCAATGAAGAGCAGATTTACTTCAAACTCAGGCACAGAAGCGCTATTCAATGAAGCAGATTCAGATTTCTCTGGAACTGGTACTCATAGTACAGCTGCCCTAAACCCAGGTTTAATGAACGATACTACAACTAGTGTAACAGCTGGTACTGGTATTGCAACAGCAACTGCTGAAGCAAGTTCATCATTCGCTGAGATGGCTTTCAGTATTGAAAAGTCCACTGTTACTGCTAAAACTAGACAGTTAAAAGCAGAATACACAATGGAACTTGCTCAAGACTTAAAAGCAATCCACGGTTTAGACGCTGAAACTGAATTGGCTAACATCTTATCTGCTGAGATCCTTGCGGAAATCAACAGAGAAGTAGTAAGAACAATTTATGAAAAAGCTAAAAAAGGTGCAGGTGTAAATACTACAACTGCAGGTACTTTTGATTTAGATACTGATTCCAACGGAAGATGGTCAGTAGAAAAATTCAAAGGTTTAATGTTCCAAGTTGAGAGAGACGCCAACGTAATCGCACAAGAAACAAGACGTGGAAAAGGTAATATCATTATCTGTTCTTCAGATGTTGCTTCTGCTTTACAAATGGCTGGTGTATTAGATTACACACCTGCTCTTAACAACTCACTAAACGTTGACGATACTGGTAATACTTTTGCTGGTACTCTTAACGGTAGATACAAAGTATATATTGACCCTTATGCGTCAAACAATACTGCGGCTCAATACTACGTTGTGGGTTACAAAGGATCATCACCTTATGACGCTGGTATGTTCTATTGCCCATACGTTCCACTACAAATGGTGAGAGCGGTTGGTGAGAACACATTCCAACCAAAAATTGGTTTCAAAACTAGATATGGT